GTTTATCAATAGTTTATCAATAGTTTATCAATAGTTTATCAATAGTTTATCAATAGTTTATCAATAGTTTATCAATAGTTTATCAATAGTTTATCAATAGTTTATCAATAGTTTATCAATAGTTTATACTGATAATTTTATCACTCATTTCTTAAAATCGTGACTCATTTCTTTAAATAGAAATAATATATATAATTAGTATATTGCAATTAAATTTTCTCTCTTCATTAAAATATCAAGAGAGGTTTCTCATTAATAATGTCGAAGTAATTATCTTCTTATATATTTATATTCTGTGTAAATCCAATTATAATCAAATTCGTTTTCAATATAATAATTTTGTGTTTTATTACATGTAATAGATTTAGGATACTGTCTTCCAATCCAAATAGAATATTTTATAATTTTTTTTGTTTCATGTATACTTACTTGAAAAAGGTCAGAATTATTTTTAGCTCTACCTTCATAATTATGTAAATTTGGAAAATAATAGTTATATCTTAACTCATTATTAATTTGTTCAATATAACCAAGATTAAATGTAATAAAATTAAGTAAATTATATCTATAATCTGTTTTTGGAATTATAGAAATAATTTCTCCTTTTCTTATTATAAAATGTTGATCATATAAAAGAATATATTTAATTATTTCAAGTGGTAACTTAAAAAATATAAATTTCATAATAACAAAATATATATTATTTTTTTAAGTTATTTTTCAAGGGGCGTAAAATGGGCATTTTAAATAAAAAAGTGTGTAAAGAGAAAAATAAAGATATAATAGTTTATCAATAGTTTATACTGATAATTTTATCACTCATTTATTAAAATCGTGACTCATTTCTTTAAATAGATATAATATATATATATAATTAGTATATTGCGATTAAATTTTCTCTCTTAATTAATTTTTAAAGAGGATTTATTATTTCCAATTATTTAAAAATGTATCCAAATCATCATCCTCACCTAAATTTTCAACTAAATAATTTGGATCATAAAGTTTCTTTGCATTCGGTTCTCTTACTTTTTCCCATAACCATGTTCTGAATTGTTTTTTAAATTTTAAACAATAATATAAATGACGAAAATTATTTAATATTTGTACATTTTGTTTTATTTGAATTAAATTATTTCTATAGTTTATTAAACTATTGCTATTTACTGGTTTGTAAATAGCAATATTAGAATAACTTAATATTTTTAGATTTTCCGGTAAAGTAGGTAACAAAGTTAATTTATTACTACAACAATATAATTTTTGTAGATTTTGCGGTAAACTAGGCAAAGAAGTTAATTTATTATTACTACAATATAATTCTTCTAGATTTTGCGGTAAACTAGGCAAAGAAGTTAATTCATTATTAAAACAATATAATTTTTGTAGATTTTTGAATCTAGTTAAATCAGGCAAAGAAGTAATACCCCTACCACTAACATTAAGGATTAATATGTCTTCGGATAAAGAATTTAAATATGTTTCAATCTCGGTTGTCATATTGGTATAAATTATAGTAGTTTAATTTTATATACTTTAAAATAAAATTTTTTGTTTCAATTTTTTATTATAAATGATATGTAGTAAATGTCATAAACTTGTGAAAAATGTGTAAAGAGAAAAATAAATATAAAACAGTTTATCAATAGTTTATAGTAATAATTTTGTGACTCATTTCTTTAAATAGATATAATATATATATTATTCCTCACTAATATTATATTTTCTCTCTTCATTCAAATTTCAAGAGTGTTTTTAAACCTGTTTTTATTTAAAACGCCCATTTTTTATAAATTAAATTAATATTTTATAAAAAATATTATATTATATTATATTATATTGATGATTACCGAAATTAATGTTAAAAAAGACGCAAATCCTTTAATTAAAAATGAAAAAAAACAAATAAAAAAACAAATAAATTTAATGATGGATGGCTGGAAGAAAATGAAGGAAATGGAACAACAAAAATGTTTTAAAAAAAACAAATCTTATATAAGTATAAGAAAATCATTAAAACGACGTGCTGAAAAAATTGATAATGCAATTAAAAAATATAATAGAAAAACAAAAAAAAATCGTGGGCGTTTTAAATGAGAAAAGGTGTAAAGAGAACAATAACTATAAAATAGTTATCAATAGTTTATAGTAATAATTTTGTGACTCATTTCTTAAAATCGTGACTCATTTCTTTAAATAGATATAATATATATATTATTAGGGTGTAAATAGTATATTTTCTCTCTTCATTCAAATTTCAAGAGTGTTTTTTAAAGAGAAAAATAAAGGTATAATAGTTTATCAATAGTTTACACCAATAAATTATATAGTAGTGTCAGAATGATTAACAAAATGAATGCAAATCATTGTAATATATAAAATATAATTAAAATATTAGATTATAAAAATTATTTGTGTAAATTAGTTATTTAATCTACAGTCATTTTAGTATAATTAAATAGTACAAAATCATAATCATAAAAATTATTTATTAATTTAATAGAATCATTGTTTAAATAATTCAAATAATTTACTTGTAGAGCATTAGTATTTGAATGCACATTAAAATCTTTATAACCCAACTTATGCATATCAGTTGTTAAAGTTTCAGTATGTAGTATATATATATTTGGAAAAAGTTTTTTATTATTATCTGTTATAAACATATATTGAGGTATATTATGATTATCTAAATCAGATACTAAATATGTTTTTATTATATCAAAAACTTCTTCTGTTGAACTATTTACAGTAATTTTAGAGAAAAAAAATAAATCACTAATAATACGCTGATATGGATTTCTTACAATAGTTATAATTTTAATTTTATTAAAATTTATATTAAAGAAAAATTTATATTTAATTATTGTCTGTAATGTCATATGTTGTAATGATGAATGTATGTGTATATTATTTTTTGTTTTGATATTTGAGTTTAAAAACATATACAAAGATTTATCGTTCAACAAAATATTAAATTTGTTTGAAAAATATTTTTCTAATGAAGAACCGCCGGTTTTTGGTATATGTATAAATAATATATTTACATATTTATTTTTAAAATAAGGCATTATACAAATATATAAACAAAAATATAAAAATAAATTGCAATTTATTTTTAAAATTGCGACTCAAATCTTTATTTTGTGACTCATTTCTTTAAATAGATATAATATATATATTATTAGGGTGTAAATAGTATATTTTCTCTCTTCATTCAAAATCCAATACTATTTTTAAAGAGAAAAATAAAAAGATATAATAGTTTATCAATAGTTTATACTATTATATTTTATCACTCATTTCTTTAAATTGTCACTCATTTCTTAAAATAAAGAAAAAACATGTAACAATGTAATTTCTCTCAGATAATACATGTAATCATAAAATTTCATTAGCAATATTTTTTTTATTTAATTGTATAGTATTAACATAATTGTCAATAGATAGAGTGTTATCTTGTATAAATTGTCCCATTTCAAATCTTTTAACTAAAACAGATTTAGTTTGTCCAATACGATGACACCGTGCAATAGCTTGTTCTTCAATAGCAGGGTTCCAATGTGGACTAGTAAAATAAATTTCATTATAATTATCTTGTAAATTAAGTCCTTCACATCCAGTTTGAATTTGTAAAATAAGTACATCATATTTATTTTGTAAAATACTTTTTCGTTTATTTTTAGTAGTAGTCCCATCAATATAAACAACTTTATTTACACCACCATAAATTAATCTTCTAGTAATTTCAGCAATTTCTTCTCTAAAATGACAAAATATAAGTTTTCCATTTCCATTATTTTTATTTTGTAAAATACTTTCAATAACGGCATCAAGTTTACTAGTATAATTAAATGCATCTTTATAGCAATCAAAATTCGAAATGTAACCTAACTCAACTAAATTTTGAAAACTAACAAGCATAAGTCTAGGTAAAATACAACTTTGTCTAGCTTTTAACATAAGCGTCAACATATTATAATGATCACTTAAAATAACAGGTTGATTTTTTGGTTGTTGTATAACATTACTAAAAGGTAAATTAGCATGTATACATTCAGATAATTGTCTTTCTCTCGAATTCTTCCATTGAACAATAATATTATTAACAACAATTTTAGAAATCTCAATACCAACCTGTATTTTAGTTCTTTTTAAAATAAATGAACGAGAGAGTAAACTAAGATTATTGCAGTTTGTATAAAATTCTTTTGGCAAACCAATAATAGAACATAAATTATAAAAATCTTTTTTTTTATTTTGAATAGGTGTTCCTGAAACTAGCCATCTTATATCTGATCGTAACATTTTAGCACCATAAAACACACGTGTATTAGAATTTCTTAAATGATGTGCTTCATCAAAAACAACTCTATTCCATTTAATTTGATGTAAAATAGAAAGTGAATCTTGTTGTTTAGATAAAGATATATTTGCATAACTAGTAATAACAATTTTGGCTTGTAATAATTGTTGTAAAGTGGTTCTTTTTTTGCGATATCCATGAAAAACAAGAGCCTTATGTCCAGCAGTTTTAAAAATTTGATTATACCATTGATCGATTAATATTGGTGGTACAATAATAAGTGTATTGGGAACAAAATTTTCAAGAAATACTCCAATCATCATAATTGTCTTACCTAATCCCATTTCATCCGCCAAAAATCCCCCGCGAACCCCACATGTAGGTGTTGAACTTAATTCATTACTTACGATCCAACTAACACCATCATACTGATATTTTTTATGTTCCATACCAGTTTTATCAAGATATCTTTTAAATTGTTGCATTTTTATAACAGAAAGTATTTAAATTTATAATTACCAAATAAATAAAAAATATATTCAATTTTTTATTTTATTGATATATTTGAAAACTTATTTGATTTTAATATTTTTAATTTGTTTATTTTTGATAATAATTATATAAAATATAAATATTATAATGTTAGTATTTGAATTATTCAGCACTTTTTATGAAATATTAAATGATTTTATTTTATCAATGACAATGCCAGGCGCAAAAGAAGATGAAGAACAATAATTTTTAAATCAACGCCCTTCTACAAAACGGGCATATTTTGTTATTTTTTATTATTTTTTCGAAACATTCTACACAAAATTCATGATTACATGCTGTTTTTTTTATATTTGATTTAATTTGCCATTGTACACAAATGTTACATTCAGTTATATTATTTAATATTAGTTGTGATAATTCTTCATTAATTATTTGTTTATTATTGAGATTATGATAAATAGTTAGATCTTTATTATTATAAAGATTAGTAACATTATAATCTATTTTATTATATTTAATTTCGTCGTTATTTATATAATTTGTCATTTATTCAATGTTAGTTATTATCTATTTATTTAAAAAATTAAATTTATTCATTTTTTTTATTTATACAAATTTTTAGTATTTAAATTTTAATGTTAAAATTAAAAAAAATGAAATACTTTTACCTAATATAATGAAAAGTATTATATTAACCCTTGTTGCGCTATTTCAAATACTTTATTAATCAATTCAATCAATTCAATTTAAATAATGTCTAATTCGAATAAATATTCTAATCAAAATCGTAATATTAAACAGGCTAAAGTCGTGCCTAAACCATTTTGTAAGGTTTGTCATGATGCAGGTAAGTCTGAAGAAGAGTATACTAATCATTTCGTTAAAAGCTCAACATTACCTGATGCTGTTATCGTGTGTCCTACATTATTATCTCAAAAATGCTTCTATTGTGAACAGACTGGACATACTCCAGCATATTGCAAACTTAAAATAAGGCATAATAAAGAGGCAATGAAACAAGCTTTTGATGCAAAAAAGGATACAAATAAATTAAAATCTAATAAAAATGTAAGCTTTGCAATTGTTAATAAATTTAACATGCTTGACGATGACTCAAGTAGTGATAATGAAGAAATATTTAAACCAACTAAAACTCAGCCTACTAAAGAAAAAAAAACAATTGAGGTCATTTTGCCAGTTGTTAAAGAAGAATTTCCTGCACTTATTAGCTACACATCTGCTAAAAAATCTATATCAGACAATTCCAAACCACAACTATTGTTTTCTGCAATAGTTTCAAAATCCGCGGAGCAATACAAGACTGAGAAAGAGTTAGCCGAACAACTGAAAAAACAATTTATTCCTCCAATCGTTGTAAAACCTCAATTGAAAGCAAGCGATCCTGATCTAGATTGGGCTATGGAAGATAGTGATTCGGAATATGATGCAGATATTTGCAAAGAAGATGATGATAATTACGATTGGTAACTCATAAATAATTATAATTAAATACAAAAAATAAATATAAAATTTAAAAAAAAATATAAAAATAAAAAAGATAAGGGTTTCCGTTAAGTGTTGTAAAACTCAACCCTCATAAGAGGAAAGAGTAATCCCAAACCTTTTTTATTTTTTAATTAAATTATATTGTCACTCATTTCTTAAAATCGTGACTCATTTCTTTAAATCGTCACTCATTTCTTTATATTGTCACTCATTTCTTTATATTTCCCTGTAATACCCTATATTTCCCTGTAATACACTATATTTCCATATAATACACTATATTTTTTTGTAATACCCTATATTTTTTTGTAATACCCTATATTTCCCTGTAATACACTATATTTCTCTGTAATATTAACTTTTTTAGTATTTCATTTTTTCAACCCAAATTAAAAAAAATGAAATCAAAAATATTTAAATTACTAAATACAATTATATTATTACCCTGTTGCTTTTAAAGACTTTAATTACTCACAATGATGTTAAATAAATATATATCAAAACTTGCTGAAAAAGAAATTGAAAAAAAAATTATTTTAACTAATTTAAATACTGCTAAAAGTGAATATGCTCGGTCTCATGAACAAGACCTAGCTGCATCAGTCTTAATCGAACGGGCATGGGAAAAAGTTGAAATCGAAAAACTTAGATTGAAAGAGGTAAAAAAAACAAAAAACAAAGAACAAATTGCCATTGCGTGTCACGCTCTTAATGTAAAATTAAATGAATGGAAAGATATAGCTGAAATCGTAATAAAAATAAAGAAAAGAAACAAAAACATCAACAAACGAGTAAACAAAACATCAATGGAATTTATAAAGTGTATCGACAGTATTCTTCATTTGAAATTAAAAATTGAAGAATACGAACTAACCAACTCAATTAGCATAATCGACACAGCGATTGCAGATGATAAAAAAAAACTTAAAAAATTAAGTGCTATTTCTGAGCCAATACTTGCACGCGTGTATTATTTACCACAAGAACTAAAAAATATCATTCGTTCTTATTTTACAATGGACACACGCGCTGCAATTATTGAAGACAAATTTGTACAAATCTTAAATTCTTACAAATCAGGACCAGCACCAATAATGTTTCGTCCATTTTTAGAATTTATTGGAACTTGTCCCGAATTCTTACAACTATTGCCAAAAAAAGAAGCAAGACATCAAATACCGTCTCTTACACCTCGTGGATTTCAATGGCGACAATATGTTTACTGTGACGAGATAAAATATCCAAAACTTCTTAGAAACAGGATTAGATGGGCAGCACAATTAGCAAAGATTGGAAATCCTGCATTTGCACATAAAATCATGAAAACAATTATTATATTTAGTCAGCCACACAAATACACTCTTTCAGGAGCATCAGCAAAAAAGTATTTAACTCTTGAAGATTTACCATCCGAATACAGATAAATAATAAATAAAAAATAAAAAAATAAATAATAAATAATAAATAATAAATAATAAATAATAAATAATAAATAAAAAATAAAAAAATAAATAAAAAAAATAAGGGTTGCCGTTAAGTGTTGTAAAACTCAACCCTCATAAGAGGTAAGAGTCATCCCAAACCTTTTTTTATTTATATACTTATTATATATTATGAAATATATAATAAATTTTTTTTCAAAACGCATATCAAAAGAATTACCTAATCCAATTGGCATAACGAATATAACATTTTATAATAAAAAAAATAATAATAAAATAGATTCACCACCATCTAATAAAGACCATAGTGAACAATATTCAAAAATAAAAATAGATTCACAAAATAAAACAGCTGCATCTAACAACGATAAAAATGATGATAGTAATAAAAAAACATAAATAATACAAAAAGATTAATTCAACATTTTTTATTTATCATTAACATTTATCAAGTAAATGTGTTTATATTTATAATTATATTTTTAGTATTTAATTTTTATATAATACAATAAAAAAAATTGAAATAAGTTTTTAAAATATAGTTAAATATAATTCATTATATATTACGATTGCAAATTTTTAAAAAAATGTCTTCATTCAATCAATTACACATTAAAGATATTTATGAACTTAAATTATATATTCCAAGAATGAGTATATTTGAAGATTTTAACTGCGTATTTGAAATATTTCGAAATTGTACACAAAATTTAGGCTTTGTAAGTCGTATAGATTTTGTGGAATTACCAGGTAATACTCAAGAAAGCAAAGATTATCAGTCTGCCTTCGTTTATTTAAAATGCCCTATACACAATGGAGGAATATGTGGATCATTATATAAAGCATTATGTAATAATGAACCATTTAAAATCTTTCCATTCAGAGATAACAGGTATTGGTTAATTCTAAACAACACCAAGCCAGTTCCCGAAACAAAATTAAATATTCATCAACTTGCAGAAAATTTTAAAATTTTAGAAACAAAGCTAAAAGAACAAGAAGAACGCATTAAATACTTGGAGTCTTTGTTGTGAAAAATAATATTTAAATAAAACACATCACAAACACTATAACATTATTTAAAATATAAAATATAAATAAATAAATAAATAAATAAAATATAAAAATAAAAAAATGAAAATAAGGGTTGCCGTTAAGTGTTGTAAAACTCAATCCTCATAAGAGGAAAGAGTCATCCCAAACCTTTTTTTATTTTTTACAATTTATACTTTTTTACAATTTATACTTTTTTACAATTTTTAGTATTTCATTTTTTATACTATACAATAAAAAAATTGAATACAATATTAATATACTTATTAAATGTATTACTATAAATTTGGGAAATATTTAAATATTTTAAATTTGAATTATAATGAATTTTACAATGGCACAAGAATGTCCAATTTGTTTTGAAAATATTGATGTCAAAAATAATCGTACAACAACAGAATGTGGACATTGTTTTCACACAAGTTGTTTAATGAAAAATATAACACATAACGGATTTAATTGTCCTTGTTGTCGTTCAACAATGGCAGAAGAGCAAGAAGAGGTAAGACCAAATAGACATACTCGTTTTATAGACGATGAAGATGACGATTCAGAATACGATTCAGAATATGATTTAGAAGAAGAAGATAATTTATATAGCGATTCAGCATTAAGAGGATTTCGAAGACTTTTTAGGTCAGATGAAGACCAAGAAGAAGAAGAAGAAGAAGATGATACCGATGACACGCCTGACGAAGCAAGTGTAGAAGGAGAAGAAATAATTCCTAATATAGAACATGTGCTTAGCATGTTAACACGACGCAATATTAGCATGAGACAATTATTAGAATCTTTATATATTGATCATATCGATGAATCTCATCCACAGTACTATGACATTATAGCATCAGATAATTTAGTTTATGGAAAAATACGAGGTATAATTGTAAATTACCAACGCAATAGAACAAGACAAGGTATAACAAGACAAACATAAAATAATATAACCTTTATAACAAATAAATAATAAATAAAAATAATAAATAATAAATAATAAAAAAAATAAGGGTTTCCGTTAAGTGTTGTAAAATTCGAATCCTCATAAGAGGATAGAGTAATCCCAAACTTTTTTTATTTTATATAAACTAACTTATATAAAATTAAATTTATATATACAATAATAATGGATGACAACAAATATATAATAAACATAGATGCGTTAGAAATAGATATAATGGAAAAAAATATATTAAAAAAAAATACACCAAACAAAAACAAAAGTGTAAAAAATATTAAATATATTCATTTTAATACAATTAAAGATTGTAATGCATTTTTAAATGAAATAGATAAAACAAAATATAAAATTAGTCATTTTTGTTGTCAAAATCATGGAGTAGGATTATTAAATATAAATGATAATGAATTGAGAGAAATTGAAGAAAAATTTTTACAATAAAATTATAATAATATTTTTAGTATTTCATTTTTTATACTATTCAATAAAAAAATTGAAATGCTTTTCTAAAAGTAAACAATAGATATATTATATTAAGTTTACAAATATTTTAAATTAAAATGAATAATCTAAGTCTATTTATCCCTCGCGTATTTTCAAATATCAGTAAAGAAAGAATTATTAATACTTTTGAAAGCAATAATATAGGTAAGATAAAAAATGTCGATTTTGTTGCAATTTCACATAATTGCAACAAAGTATATGTTCATTTCGAATACTATTATGAAACAACAGCATCGCGCAATTTTATATATCGTATTCAAGTTGAAGGAACTGCAAAACTTGTATATGATGATCCTTGGTTTTGGATAGTCTTAGAGAACAAATCAATCAAACCAGCACAAGGAAGCAGACAACATCGTATTAATTTAGAAGAACCGCAAATTCAGCAATATATTAAAACTATTCAACCAAATAGCAACAATTTACAACATGAAAATATAAAGATGCTTCAAAAAACAGAAAAAAAATTAAAACAAAAGGATCAATCGTATAAATCAAAAATAATTGATATTGAAGAAAAATATAGACTTGAATATGAAACTATGGAAGAAGAAATGTACGATATGATGCATTATCAGATAGATATGGCAACTAAAGACTATAATAATGAATATCAGCGAATGACGTCCTCTTTAGGAAATGAAATACAAAGTCTACGAAGACAAATTGATGTGCTAAACGAAACAATTGAAGATCTAAAAAAACAAAATAATGAATTACACCTTCAGCAAAACAATACTTCTACACCTCAACAAGTAGAAGTAAATGACGCATAAAATATAAAAATAAATAAAATATAAAATATAAAATATAAAAATAAATAAAATATAAAATATAAAATATAAAAATAAATAAAATATAAAATATAAAAATAAATAAAATATAAAATATAAAATATAAAAATAAATAAAATATAAAATATAAAAATAAAAAAGATAAGGGTTTCCGTTAAGTGTTGTAAAATTCGATTCCTCATAAGAGGAAAGAGTAATCCCAAACCTTTTTTTAATTAATAAATACTTAATAAATACTTAATAAATAATTATATAATTTTTTCTTTTTCTTTTTATTAAATGTCGATTAATTACAAAATAAACAGCATATGTACAAATACATGACACAAATAAAGAAGAACCCTATAATAATAAATATTACAATACTATTATAAGTGCTATCATTTACTATATTATTTTCATTCATATACATATATGTATCATTAACATTATGAATACATGTTTTTTTTCATTAAAATTTGAAGTATATATTTGTATAACATTATTTTGATTAAATTGTTTATTGAAATATATATGCCAAGAGTTTGAACGCATATATCCTCGATTACTACAACAAGGGTCACTAAACAAAAAAGGCTTATCACAGTGTCGTATTATCCAAATTCTTTCTGTAGCATAAGATACCTGACAAATTAACAAAAAGTAAATAAATGAAAACTTAATAAAAATGTCATAAAATAATATTATTATATAATCTCTAATTTATTATCTATAAATCTTTATAATAACATTTTTATTATATTATTGAATATAATATACTAATTTCCAATTAAATTTTTCTTTTAATTGTTTTAATATATTTTTTTATTTTTTTATGTTTTTTAGATTTTTTATTTTTATTATGTGTTTTATGTTTTTTAGATTTTTTATTTTTATTATGTGTTTTATGTTTTTTAGATTTTTTATTTGTATTTATACTTGTATTTTTATTATTTTTATAAGTTTTTGATTTTAATTTTAAATATGTGCCTGCAGTTTGTGATTGGGTGTTTTTCATATCTTTAAAATAAGTTAATATCTGTACTTTTAGTTCGTCGTTTATTGGATTCATCAATAAATTATGTGCATTATCAAATATTTTTTCAAGTGTTATACCTTTATCATTAATAATTTGATATATATATGAATTATTCTTTAAACATATAGCAAATACATTCATTAAAAATAAATCCATTGATTCAGCATCATTTATTTTATATTTTTCTTCCGTAAATAAATCAGTATCATTTATATTTACATTCAACAAATTTATAAATTCTGAAATTTTTTTATTCTTATTATTTAAATAAAAAGAAGTTTTCATTAACTCATTTATAGTTAACAAAGTATTAAATTTTGAAATAGAGTTTACTTGTGTTCCATAAAATAAATCTAAACTTATATTTATATCTGTATTTGATTCTAACATATAATTAACATTTAATTGTTCATAATTTTTTGTATCATTTGTGTTTAAAACAAATAACGATAATTGTAATAAAAATATACATCTATAAACTATTAATTCATAATTAACTAATTCACTTAAATTGTCAGATGTTTCTATATAATCATTTGTTTCTATATAATCGTTTGTATTTATTTCACTATTGGATATTAAAGTTGATGATTTTGTGGGTGATGACAATGTATTTGTAACTATTGATTCATCGTCTGACAAATTGTTGGGACTTACAGAACTGTCACCTCCTTTTCTCCTGAATGCGAATGATGAATTATTATCAGAGAATGATGCTTCGTTATCAGAATTATTTGATTTTACACATTTAGACATTATTGAGTTGTCATCCACTATATACAAATTTATTTCTTCTTCTATTTTCTGATATATATATCCACTACAATTTAACATTTGTAAAAACTTTTGGGTTTTTTGATGTAGTGGTACCATTTTATTGTTTCTAAAGTTCATACCAAACGCACAAGCAATTGAAAATGCAGGTCTATCATTTGAAAAAATTACTATATTTTCTACTATTGAATTTATATACTGAATGGTGTCTATTACCTTCGATATCGAGCTAGATACACTTTTAGAACTAGATGAAGAACTAGATGATGAAGAACTACTAGGTTCACTCTTGTCATCACTAGATAAACCTTGAAACAAAAAACAAGGAAACGGGTTAGGACTACTATCAGTATCAATAGGCGGCATGAATCCAACTGAATTTACAGTCCATATATCACTCATATAAAAGTTACCATCACCAATCATTTTATAAGCCCAACATTCACACATAAAATTAATGGACGGCAATAATGTCTTGATACTAGAGTTATATTTTGCCATATTTTTTACCCATTCTTTTTTAGCAGTATTAAGACAAATAGTATCTCCTGTAAACTCTACATCTTGGTCTTTTTTAGTCATAAAAGGTAATTTATTTGTTCCATGCCCAAGAATTATAAAACTATCATCATCATCAACTTTAACAATTGCAATAGTCATGTTTATGCTAATAACTTCAACATCATTCAATTTTTCTAACACATACTCATCAGTTCTATAAATTGCATAACTATCCTTAGTTTCAAATAAAATATTTGGCCTATTTAATAAAAATTGGGTTGCGCTACTAGTATCACTTCCTGCATCAATTAATCCAGATACTGTTGCTATAGGGTATTGTCTAGAGCCCTGGTTTAAAGGTACAGTTGATGCATTATTCACTGACGAATTTTCGCCAAAGTAATTTTTGTCAGGAGAACAAAATTGTATATTTTTGTCGTATGAGTTCTCATTAATTTGATCAGCTAGACTACTAAGCATTCTATCTTCGACATTTCTAGGTATAAACTGTGGGGGTTGGTAATTGGGTTTTATTTTGTTAAAGCAATCAAAAAAAGTATTTGACAAAGCACTATTTGTTTGATCTCTTCTTGATAAACTATTGTTTGATAAAAAACTGGATTTTGGCTTTATGTTTGAACTACTGTTTGATTTAACATTGGGCTTGACTGAATTAATAAATATATCGAAACACCCACTCATACAGGTATTAATATTACTAATTGTTGTTTTAGGTAATTTCGTTCTACTATCAACATTATCATGCATTTGATCTAATAAAAAAGCAGCAATTATCTCTTTTATACCCATATCTAACTCTACCCTAGATGCATATTTAATACGATTATTTAGCGTACTTTCATATCCTGTATTATTTTCTGTATCCATTTTTATATTCGCATCATTATTACTAACTATTTTATCATTTTCTACTACTATTCTTTTAACATGTTCATAAAAAGTTTGTTTTTGTGTATTATTAAATAATTTATTTGATCTACCTCTTGTTGCATTATTAATATACCCTAAAGTAATAAAATCATAAAATACATCAGTAAGAATATATGCAAATAAATTAATATAATATGTATCTTCATAATTTTTAGACTCTGTAAGTCTACATTTGTCAACAATACTCCGTATATATTTAGCATTCCGATTAATTTCTATACCTTGGGGTCGTTTATAATCACTTGCTAACCCACTGTATAAGGCACTTTTTTTTATATATCCAAATATCGAAGATTGTAGTTCATCATCATTAACCGAACCTTTAGAAGCACTTATAATTTGAGACAATTCATCCCCATTGTTGTCACAAGTATTGTTACATGTATTTGATATTTCATCATTAGATTCAGTTGATTTATTTGTATTTATTGTATTTATTTTTGTGATACATTCTGAAATACATTTGTTCAATAAAGCTGTATTATCTGAACCATCGCGACTATAAAATTCTAAGACATATTTTTGTATAATACTTTCTAAACTAGTTTTTTTAGTGAATTCGGATAACGACTCAGAACACAAACTACTTGTATAAATATTACTGTTTTCGTCCGCGTCGTCTTCCGAATCTTCCGAATTTATAGTTGATGTATCATCTGATATATAACCGTAGTTGTCAGTGGGCTGGTAAGTACTATCGGTAATTTGTGAATCTAGTGGTTGAGAACTCACATTTGTGTTAATTTTTGACAAGTAAAAAGGACGAATATCATTATTACCATAAGATTGTATTGAATTCTGACGTGCAGGTATTATAGATGTGTTACTTTGTATAGAAGACGTTCTTGATAAAGGTTCTGAAGTATTGGGATTAACTATTTCTCTCAGTCTTTCACTCAGACTTTTAAGCTCCTCCTGTACATCCTCATCATCAAAATTAACTAGTTCTTCACCAAATTTATCATCTGTATTCATTTCATCCATTATATTATATTAATATAATATATTTTTAATATTATCTAGTAAACTTAAATTAAAATCATAAAAATAAAAAAGGGATTACTCTATCCTCTTATGAGGAATCGAATTTTACAACACTTAACGGAAACCCATATTTTTATTTTTTTTTAAATATTTTTTTTAAATATTTTTTTAAATATTTTTTTGCCAATTACAAATATAAGTTTCAAATGCATCTCCACATAACACTGATCTCATTCGTACATCCAACACATATCCGTGCATATCAAAAGCATTAATAATTTCTTCAATTTCTACATATTTTAATTTTGTATTATTTATTAAATAAACTTTTGGTTCAATTTTAAGTAACTTAATTGCACGCTTTGGACCACCTCCAATAATGAAAACCTTGTCTATAATTATTTTGTTATGTCTGCAAATAGCAGATGTAATATCATAAATTGTAAGCATACCTAAGCCAGTGATTGGTTTACATAACTCAATTATATTTTGCAAAACTTCATCAAATGTCTTGCCTCTATATTCATTAACATTAATATTAGTCAATATTGGCATTAATACTTTTTTCCATCTACAATGATCTTTAGCTTCTTGAAAAATATATTTTGTTGAAGAACAATGTTTTGACATTTTGAAAAATGTATTTTATAAACTCGTAATAATATATATGTATATTCTATTTTACACCTTTTATCATTTCATTTTTTTATGTTTTCAACTCTTTAATGATATAACTAAAAATAATATAGATTGGCAAATAATTATTTAAAAAAAACATATTAAAAACAACACCATATAACATATAATATGATGACAAAAATTTTATTCTTATTAATTAATCTTACAAGTGTTTATGCAAGTACAAAGTGTTTTAATATCGTAAATACATATGGAGAGGATGATGAATGGAATCAATTTTCTATTTTTCAAAAAAAATTTAATAAAATGTATGAAACAATTGAAGAAGTAATGTTACGATTTCAAATATTTAAAACAAATATTCGTACGATTATTCATCATAATGTACATTATACTAATAATTTTACAATGAATATTAATCAATTTACTGATTTAACTGCAGAAGAATTTAAAGAAAAATATATTGGAAAAGTTGACACATATTTAAGCTCATATAATAATTGTAACTTATATTCACCAAGTTCATATACAAATTTGCCTGATTCTGTAGATTGGAGAAATCATAATGCAGTTACATCAGTAAAAAATCAAGGGCAATGTGGAAGTTGTTGGGCATTTTCATCAACTGCAGCAGTAGAAGGTGCTTGGGCAATTGCAAAAAATGAACTAATAGATTTATCTGAACAAGAATTAGTTGATTGTGCAACGGGAATCAAATATGGAAGTATGGGTTGTTCAGGAGGACAAATGGAAGGTGCTTTTAAATATGTAATGAATAATGGATTGTGTTCATACGACTCTTACCCCTATACATCAGGAATTACAAAACAAAGCGGATCTTGTAATTCATGTAAGTCTGTAGTATCAATTTCATCATGTTTTAACATTAAACAAAACAATCAATTATCTTTAAAGGCCGCTGTAGCACAACAGCCAGTATCTATAGCAATTGAAGCAGATACACGATATTTTCAATCATATTCAGGAGGAATCTTGAGTGATGTAAATTGTGGAACAACTTTAGATCATGGAGTATTAATTGTAGGTTATGGAATTGAAAATGGACAAAAGTATTGGACAATAAAAAATTCTTGGGGAACTTCATGGGGAGAGAATGGATATGTTCGTATAGCAAGAAGTGATTCAGAAAATGACCCAGGTATTTGTGGAGTAGCAATGAGTACATCTTTTCCTTCAGTATAAAATAAACCAAAAAGATTAAAATAAAAAATTATATTATATCACTTTTTCTTTTTTAATTTTCTTGTTTGTATTCTTTTTTAATTTTCTTGTTTGTTTTCTTTTTTAATTTTCTTGTTTGTATTCTTTTTTAATTTTCTTGTTTGTATTCTTTTTTAATTTTCTTGTTTGTATTCTTTTTTAATTTTCTTGTTTGTATTCTTTTTTAATTTTCTTGTTTGTTTTCTTATTACCTTTTGTATATATTTTTTATGAATATCACGATATGATGAACCATAATTTTCATCTAAAGCAAACCACTACAATCCAGTCATATATTTTGGATCCATTTTAGAAATTGGTACATCTTTATGAAATTGTTTATATATTATAGTTCCTGTTTCCATAATATATAATAATATATTACAATAATATATAATTTTATAATTCCAATGATGTTTTGAATATTGAAAATATCATTGATAAAGATTTATTAAACATAGCGTCAATATTAAAATCAATATCCATTATTTTAACCATAGCCTTATCATATTTAGTTGATAGAACATCGTTTTCTTTCATATTTTTATTATTAGTAGTTTTCCATTCTAACATTTTTTTTGTAATTTTCATTTGTATTTTATTCAAAAACTTAATTATTTTGTCTCTACTAGCTTCTTTCCATGTATGTTCATTATCAAAAATATATATTATATTATTTTTTTGTGTACAAGCATAAATAGGTAAAATAGTAATAGTATTAGTATTTATTATTTTTAAAAATATTTCATTAATTGTATTAATTAAAGTATTATTAAATAAATATTCAATATCTAAATCATAAATATGTATATTTTCATGTAAATTGTCAAATGTAATATTTGGTATAACATTACAATGTAACCATTCAAGCACATTCATATTTTTCTTTTTTTTAACCAATAATTTATTTAATTCTTCAACTTTTTGTTCCATTTTATTATATTTAAATGCTAATTCAGATAACATATAAAACATTTTTCTTTGTGAAGGTATTTCTTGTTCTTCAGTTTCTTCAATTACATTTTTACTTCTATTTAATAATTCACACAATAATAAATGTTTATCAAGTCGTGTTCTTGTTTTATATGTTTTTCCACAATACATACAACAGATAGATGTTTCTTTAATTTTATTCATTTTAATAATTGTTAATTTAAACAAATAATAAACATTTTTAATCAATTTTATTATAAAATATATTATATAATGACAATAACAAAATCATATAAAAGTTGTCGCGGGTGTGATACAAATTTGACTTCAAATACACCTGCAAATCAATATCAAAGATTAAAATTAATACAAAACACAGTACGCGTACCATCATCACTTTACACAATGAATTTAGCTTCATTATCTGCATATTCTCAACCAACCGCAGACACATATAATGTTTGCTGGAATCAAATGAGTGATAGACGAATACCTAGTATACAAAAAGCTACTATACCTACAGGATTTAATTCAAGTTTAAATAGACGACATACATCAGTTACATCGAGTCGTCCAGGATGTCAAACACCAGGTGGAATTGGATGTGATATAAAACATAATTCTTATGATAGATATTTAAATAGAATAAAAGCAAAAAATCCTTTAAGACAAGGCCCAATCCCAGCCAATTTTGGAGGACCAATAAAATTTAATCCAGCATACCCAATATATGGAGGTAAAACATTAAAAACAAACATAATTAGCGGATGTAATTGTCCAATTAATTCAACCATAATATCTGTATATGAAAATCCATCATATATTACACCTATTACATATAATACGATAACTAGTTATAGTGTAGGCCAATATGTATATGCATTACAAACAGGAGATAAATATTATACAAAAGCAGTTATACTTGAAATAAATAGTGACGGAACATATAACATACAATTTAATAATGGAACTATTGAAACATATGTAAATATAAATAATTTACATTTTTGTGGTTGCAATTATACAAATACTTCTCAAACATGCATAAATGAAAATATATTGGTTTAGAAAAATATAATATTTATAATATTTATAAATATGCCTCGCGGATCTGTTAAAGTAAATATGAGTATTTCAAATATAAATAGAAATACAAATATGAATTATCAAATACAAAAACAAACACAAGTACAAACAATCCAGCAACAATTGAATAAAAGCTTAAATAGTCCCATGATTGGTCGTGTATATAATGTTAAGCCAGGATGTGGATCTTGTGGAAAATAGAAAATAATTTCTGAACTAAATATTGAATATTAAATTAAATATAATATTAAATATTTTTGTATAATATAAATGTCATCATATTCTTCTAATATTACAAGTTATCCGTCAAATAAGTTAAATAGATCAACATATTTTAAAACAATGTTTGACACAACTGATTTACCTTATAATCAAATGTATAATGGTTGTTCAGGTACATTATGTTATACATATAGCAAAAATTATATATATAAACCACACACAGATGTAGGTATGGTAGGAACAAGTGCCGCAGGATATTTAGGAAGAAGAAAACGAATGTAATTTTTTATTTTTATTTTTATTTTTATTTTTATTTATTTTTATTTTTATTTATTTTTATTTTTTTATTTTTATTTTTATTTTTATTTTTTTATTTTTTTTTATTTTTATTTTTTTTTATTTTTATTTTTTATATTTAACTAAATGTTGAATAATATTAATTACTATACTATCTCCAAAATATAAGGACCAATTTGCTGTAAGTAATAAAATAAATCCAAATAAATATAACAAAACTCTTGTTTCATTGCGTATTAAATGTATATTTGAATAATATGGATTAAATAAATATATAAGTAAACACGACATTAAAATAGTATACAAAAATTCTACATTACTTCTATACATTTCAACATTTTTATTTAAATCCGAATCTTCTAATTTTTTAAATTTTAAATATAAATGTATCATTGATAAACTAAAAAAAATAATTTTTAAAATTAATATCAAAATAATATATAAATTAAAATATTTCATTATATATTTATTATATTTTTTATATTTTTTAATTTTAGTATAAATATTTGGTAATTTCTCCATATCCATGACACAATTTAAAAAATATATCAGGTAAATCTTTATGAATATGAGATAACACTACTTGATCTGTCCAAATATTATTTGGATTATTAAGTAATTTATCTAAATATATTTTATATATTTCTGTAAATTCATTTATTATATTTTTATGCAATATATATGATGTACCTGAAATATAATGATAATAATTAGTAGTTGTAATTAAATTAGTATTAATTTCATTTGAAGATGAATATATAAATTTATTTTTAGGTAATGTATTTAATTTATGTAAATTTGGAAATGGTATATTACTAGGCGGATAATTACGATAAACACAAGTTCCTGCGTCTATCCATTTAAACCATTCACTATTAAATGGATTTAATGTAGCTGCTTTTTGAACCATAAAAATTTTTTCATTCCAAATTAAATTTAATTCAATACTTGGGCAGTGTACATTATCAATTTGCATTTTATTGGCATATTTAAAAGTATAAAAATCTTTAATTTCACATTCAATATAATAAGTCGGTAAATCTTGTCTAAAGTGTTTAATTAACTGAATACCTTCTTTATCAGAAAAAACAACATAGGGACAATTAATAGCTAATGTATTTTTAAACCAATCTATATATTTATTATTGTATTTATTTTTAACATTCCAATAGCAGGATACACAAGTTAAATAATTCATTTTATATTTATTTATATTTATATTTATATTTTTATTTTATAAATTTTATAAATTTTATTTTATAAAAAAAATAATGTTTATTTTTAAAAAAACTATTTAAAGCCATTATATTAGTATACTATGATATCGCACAGCAACAATAAAATAAAATTTGTAGTATTTTAATAAACGATATCAGCACAAAATATATCCTTGGATTAGCTCAGTTGGTAGAGCGTTAGACTGTAAATCTAAATGTCGCTGGTTCGATGCCAGCATCCGAGAATATATCGCTCGTGTGGCGCAGTTGGTTAGCGCATGGAGCTTATATCTCTAAGGTCAAGGGTTCAACCCCCTTCTCGAGCATAAATTTGTATTTAATATTATAATATTATTGGTCTTATAGTGTAATGGTTAGCACCAGGGACTTTGAATCCCTTAATCAGGGTTCGAATCCCTGTAAGACCTGTTTGTTCCTCACAGCAAAAAAACAAAAAAAAACAAACTTTTCTAAAAAAAGGAACAGGTATAACATAACATAAAATAATTGCATGAGTAGCGGAGTGGTCAAACGCGTATGACTTAAGATCATATCCTTGATGGTTCGTGGGTTCGAATCCCACCTCATGTATAAATAAATAAATAAAAGTTTTCTTACAGCAACTAATTAAAATAATAATAATAAAGAAAACTGTAATTATCGGAGTAGCGCAGAGGTAGCGCGTCTGGCTCATAATCAGAAGGTCATTGGTTCGATTCCTTTCTCCGATAATTTGTGCTGTCTTAGCTCAGTTGGTTAGAGCATCTGGCTGTTAACCAGAAGGTCACAGGTTCGACTCCTGTAGACAGCGTTGTTTATAGTTAATTTTATATAATTTATAAAATTAAAAAACTTATACACATTTTATAACTTGTGAAAACGATCATTATTTATAAAAAAATGAAATTAACTCAATCTTGGATATAAAAACAAAAGTAATACCATCGTATGTTAAATTCTTACTATTGATTTTATATTTTTTCTTATTTTTTTAGAGTCTATACAAGATGTTTTAACTGAGGAAAAGTGTAAAAGCAAATTTGTCATAAATAATAAAAATAATATACTTTAATATTTATGTAGTAAAATTATGTAGTAAAATTAATATATATTTATTATATGAATAAAACAAAAAAGTTAAGGCGTAATAAAAAAGGTGGAAAAAATAAAAATTGTAAAACTAAATGTAAAACCAAATTTTTAAATGAGATTAAAAAAGATAAAAGATATAAAATAATTCAAAAATTAGCTTCTTTTTTTACAAAAAAAGATATTGTAAAAAATCAAGCAAATTTAGTGTTAGATAGTAAAGATATACAAAATGATGAAGTATTTAAAGATTGTATAAAAAAATGTGAAAAATAACTAACTAAATATTAAACTATTATCTAGATTGAAATTTTTTAATACATTCCCATATTTTTGCAGACTCTTCAATAGTAAATACTCCTCTATTTTGTGCAAGAGACACAAATGAAACTAATAAATTTAATGCTACATTTTCATCTGTAACAGGTATATCTACTAATTTAACTGTAGGTTTATTATCAGCTGATTTAGTTTTTGTATCTAATGATGTTGACTCCATTATAATTTATTATTTTATATTTTGTTTAAGTATTTATTATGTAAACTAATTTAATAATAAAATACTTAATTTATATAAAAATTTATATAAAAATTTATATAAAAATTTATATAAAAATTTATATAAAATATATTATTATCATATAAAAAATATATATTATATTTAATAAATAATTAACTAAACAGTGTTATTATTTCTTATGTTCTTATGTATTAAATTATATAAATTATTTAAAGCTATATAAACATAATATATAATACAATAAATATACACAATATGCAATTAAATTTAAATTTAAATTTAAAATCTTTTGATGAATTATGTCAAAAATTTGGATGGCATAAAATAAAAAATGATCCTAATTGGATTATTTATACAAAAAAACATCATGAAACAGAATATTTTGAAATACAACATAAAAATAAATATACTAGTGTATGTATTCCAATTAAAGAGATTCCATTTCAATATAAAACCCAATTTTTCAATCAACAAAAAGCCGTTGAATATATTGAAGAAAGATTTACAGACTTTAATTCTTAAATTCCCCATAAATATTTCCACACTGGACTGATATTGCTATTGCTTATATCATTATCAATTTTATTTCCACTTATATCAAGATTAAATGGACATGAATGTGTTTGTGATTTTTGACAAGGATTACATGGGCCATTAATAAATTTAAAACCAGGAATTAAACTTTCTAGATTATTATAATCTAAAGGTGTAATTTTTTTAGTTATTTGATTAAAAAGACCTCCTAACCCAGTATATGTAATTTGTTGTAATTCAGAAATATCTGTATCTTTACCATTATAACATTTAATAACATTATTCATAGGATGAGTTAATCCCGATTTGTAACCAAAATCACCATAACCACTAGGTAATTTAATTGAAGTATCATTAATAGTAACACCTCTATTTATAAATTGTCCTTCTTTTGCTTGTGATGAAAGTATATCTAAAATAGCATTTTGATTATATATTGTCTGCACTCTTCTTAATTCATCATCAGGATATGTCCTAACAAATGAATTTTTAGATAATGCATCTGTATATAAATCTTTTACTTCTTTATTCCAATACCAATAACCATACTTTAAAAAATAATCAACTTGTTCTTGACTTGCTTGATTTTCAATTACTTTTGTATCAAATACAATTCCAGGATTAATTGTATTTTGTATAGTTATAAATTCTGTTCTTGAAGATGGATTCCATTCTTGAAAACCTTCTTTATTTAACGACAAATGATAAGATTGATAAAATATTATAAAAATTGTAGCAAAAAGAATGCCATATTTATAATTATTTGCACTAATAAGTATTACAATTAATAGTAATATTATATTTCCTAAAATTGAATTAAATAAATATATGAACAATGTAGGTATCATATATAATATTAACCACAATACAGATAGTATGGTAAGAATGCCAAATAATATTAGTTTATTATCTTCATTTAATAAATTATTTATTTTTTGTTGTAGTCTCATAATAAATATTTATATTTATTTAAATATTAATATTTATTAATAGGATATTTTATTTATAGAATTTTATATTATGATATTTTATCTTCCTGTAGAACCAAATCCACCATTACCTCTATCCGTTTGTTCTCCTAAATCGCCAATATCATTTACAACATCAATAACAATTGGAACTAACCCTGGTGCACAAATTTGAAGTAATCTATCATATTTACTTACAATGAATTCGCTTGAATTAATTAAATCAAACATACCAATTAAATGACCGCGATAACCAGCATCAATTATTCCAACTGAATTTGCAAGTCTTAAAGGAGTCTTAGATAAACTAGAACGAGGATACATATAATATCCTGTACTGTATTGTTTACCATTATCTAAATACATTTGGGCTGCACAAATAACATTTAAATCTACTTTATTAACATAGTTAGAAGCAACAATTTTATTTGGTGTAAATAAATCAACACCTGCATCTAATTGTTGATTTAATAATTTACCATTATGATTATTTGCAAAATCTATATATTTTTGTTTAATTTCAGTATCATTATTATCAATATATATTTTTAATAGCATATATCTTCCATATTTATTCAATAAACTATTTAATAACACGCTCATAATTAATATATGAATATATGCATATTTTTTAAGTTATTTTTATAAAAGATTTTTATAAAAGATTTTTATAAAAGATTTTTATAAAAGTATTTAATATTTTTAACCAGGTATTCCTGTAGATGACTTTGTATACCAGTCAGGTGGCGTTAAAACATTATTTGATGTATTACATGCATTACCAAAACTAGTAATACTTGTCCCACTCGCATGTTGACCTGAACCTGTTTGAACGGCATAGGGAAATGGTTTTGTTTCACCTGTAGGATTTGCACACCCTCTTTGAATATATAATGTATATTCGCTTGATGTCATAGGTTGATGTGTAAATTTAGTATAAGGTGCATTCCTAGCCATATCATTATATTTAAATTTAGCAGTAGATGTACTGCATAATGTAGGTCCACATTTTTTTATATTTCCAATAAATTTATATGATTTATTAATATCAATATTACACATATTTGCAGCACTTTTGTTATGTATATACACACCTGAACTATTTGTATCAGTTTGATTGCCTGTGAGTACAGGTTGAACCCAATTATTAGGATATTGACCATTATATGCCCACTTATATTTTTTTCGTAACATTCCATAATTAGATAAAACAGAAGGTTTAATATATAAATATTGTTGACCTAATACATCTACTTCTCTTGAATTGAAAACAGGTTGCGGTGTTTCATAATTTCCATATGTTCCGCCATTACCAATTGGATAAGCTCCTCTAAAAGGTGTACCTTGTTTTGAAAATTTATATGTTTTTCCTATATATCCAACATTTCGATGTCCACCATTAATTGAAAATCCTTCAGGACCATATGTAGTAATAGCAGTTTTTAAAGCAGTTGTAGAAGAACCAAATGGCCCTTGTGGTAACCAAAACCCACCAGGTGGTTTACCCGATCTGTTTGAACCATAATTAATAACTGATTTTTTTTTAAAAGCAACAATTGACATTATAAAATACTGAGAGATAATTATATAAATAGTATGCATCTATATTTTATGTCATCGTTTAAACATCTTTTTAATAATCCAAACATTTTTGTGTCTTTTATTGGCAAATTATTAATATTTTCTTTAAAATTAAAATATTCATATTCTTCTTGAAGCGTAATACAATATATAATTAAACCAGCAAAACTATAATATATTGATTTATAATGTATTTTATAAGGTAAATGCGTTACGGTATTTATATTTAATTCGGGAGACATAAAAAAATCAGTTTTAGTAAAAGGACATGTAATTGTAATTAATTCATTAGATATATTTGTAAATTCATCAAAATATATAAATTTATTATTATCAACTACAATTATATTTTCAGGATGATAACCTATAAATGTAACATTTTGTTTTGTAATAAGATATTTCAATTGGTTTGATAAATTACTTATCATTTTTAGCATTAAATCATATGGCATATTTGCAACTCCATTATTTTGTTTAAGGTAATTTTGAAATTGTTTAAATGTATAAACTGAAGTAGCATTAAATGAGACAGATGTATAATTATCATAAACTGTAACACCTAACAATATTTTTGTTTTTACTATAGAATTTATAAGTTTTTCATTATTTTTTTCAAAAGAAATTGTGTATATAGTAGGTTTTTGTCTATTTTGAAGTATAGTATATTCGTACCTATTTATTATTGTATTCATTATTTATTATTTTGTTTAACTTTTTTATTTTAAATATATTTATTTAAATATATATGAACTTCGATCTAAATATTGATAATTATAAAAAAGATGAGTTAATAAAAATATTTGATTTATCACAAAATTACGATAAAAGTATTCTAGAAGCAAAAGAAAGAATAATTAAAGAAAATATTAATAACAACAAAGAAATAACTAAAGAAATAAAAATAAAAACAATAAATTTTATAACACAAGCTAAAATTATATTATTGAATGATAATAATAGCAATAATAGCAAGAATAGCAATAATAATAATAATAATAATGAAAATAACAATAATGAAACAAAAGACTTTCAAGAAACTGTAAAAGAATTTTATAATTCAAGTTATGATTTAAAACCTGTAACATTAGAAGATCCATCACAACATATGGTTCAAATACAGCACAAAAGCCCATACTTATCTTCTTATCCAAGTGAATATTTTCCTGGAGTATTTAATCCTCTTAAAAAAAAGGTTTTAAAAAAAAATCTTAATATAGATACACGATTTAGAAATAATTATTATTCATCTTCATCTACCAATTTTAATGTAACATTACCGTTATTAATAAATAATGTATTATCTATGCAATTGTCTGCAATTGAAATGCCAACGTCATATTATAACATTTCAAAACAATTTGGAAATAATTTTTTTAGCATTAAAATAGATGAAGATTCTCAAGTAATTACTATTCCTGATGGTAATTATGATTATACTGGAATAGTAAATTCTATAAATAATGCATTATCAGTTTTAGGTGGCAATTTTCAAAATATTGTATTTTTAATGAATATAAATAATACAAGTAATAATAACGGAAGTGGACAAATGATGGTTGGCATTAATTCATCAGTAACTGCAATTGAATTTGAATTAAATTTTCAAGCAGACAGATTTGGTATAGATGATAGAAATACTCCATTACCATTAAAACTTGGTTGGGTACTTGGATTTAGAAATGGTATATATACAAATAATACAAACTATGTTTCAGAAGGAATTGTTGATATTTTAGGTCCTAGATATTTATTTTTAGTAGTAGATGATTATAATAATAATGTAAATAATGGATTTTATAGTGCTTTTAATTCTTCTATTTTAAATAAAAATATACTAGCAAGAATATCTTTAAATGCATCTCCATTTGGTCTTTTTAATGAAAATAATTATAATATAGTTACAACTCCGAGGGATTATTTTGGTCCAGTTAATTTGCAAAATTTAAATGTTCAATTACTTGATGAATATGGAAGAATACTTGAATTAAATAATATGGATTATAGTTTTTGTTTAACACTAACTGTTGTATACGATATTTAATTATATATAAATGTAAGAACACCATTAATCATAAGGACATTATTAATCACAAGAACCAGTAATATAATATTTTAACCATGATACAGGAACTTTTTTTGTACCACCATCATATTTTACTGCTAATCTATTTTCAATCATCCAATTATTTACATGTATATCTTCTAAATATACATCTGCAAGTATACGACCATATTTTTCAGTATCTACATTTTTTAATGTAACTTTTGTGTAAAGTATTAATTCAGATAATGTAAGTTGTGCTTTTTTTGCCATTTTACATTCTTCTTCACTTTTTCCTTTTATTTCAGGGCTATTAATACCATTTAATCTTACAGAAAATCTATATAACGGTGACTTGTCAAAAGGTAATTTAGAGGCAATTGTAATAGTATCGCCATCATACACTTTTATAACATATCCTTCAGTAATAGGAACTTTAAATGGAAGAGTATCTTCCCACATAATATTTTGTTGAATATTTTGTTGAATATATTGATCAACATTTTGTTGTTTTTTAAAATTACAAATAAATTTAAAACAATTCATTTTATTTATGTTTAATACATATAAAGAAAATTAAATAATTTCATTTTTTTAAATATTAATAAAATATAAATGGCACATTCATTTAATACTACTTCTGGAAGAAAAACATTTGGAACTTTTAAGCCTTCATTGTATGCAAGTGATTATATAACAAATAAAAAAGCAAAAGCGGTGTTTTGTGATTCATCTGTATGTCCAAAAGGAATATCTGAAAGTAATTTACTTTTATTAAAAAAATCAAATTATTTAAAAGTGTATTCTTGTAATGATGTAAATACAGCAAATTTAAATATAAACTTAATAACAAAATTAAATTTAAATGATGTTACAGTAATAACACCTACAACAATGGATAGTACAGAAACAAATCCATATTTAGTTTATACAATAGATCCTAGTGGTTCTTTATTTGGAAATACAATTTGTGGTGAAAATAATTATATAAATTATCAAGAATATAATGCAGCATATACTACTTCAAATCCAGGATATATTGATAATTTATAAATATACAAAAATATTAAATGAAATAAAATATTAAATAATAAGCTCTTTAAATTATAAAATAAATAAAATAAAATAATAATCCACAAATAAGTAATGTAACAATTGTATTAAGTATTTTTAATGTTAACACTAATATTGATGAATTATTTATATTAATTTTTCTCTCTTTTTTATAGTGTTGTTCTTTTTTATCATGTTGTACAATATTAATAATTATATTTGGGTTTTCAATATCCACAAATATTCCCCAATCATTACCATAATTAATACTACTAAATGTATTCATTATACAATACTATAAATTATTATAAAATATTATAAATAATATATTTTATAATTCAATTTTATTTTTTAAATCCCATTTTAATCAAAAGTTTTTTTGCTTTTTTTGAAATATTATTTCTTTTATACTGTCTTGCTCTAATATACGCAGAATATAACCCTTTAGAACTAATTTTACATGTATTTTTTTTACATATTGGAAATGATTTATTTGGTCCTAAAAAACATTTTTTTCCACATTTTTTTAACATAATAGTTTTTTGATGGTATCCAGGTTTTTCATTTTTCCAACCTCTAGTTGCACTACCGCGACCAATATTTTTTTTAGTAGACATTATAAAATAAAAATAGATAATATAATAAATATAAATAATATAATATGGAACATTTAATTAAATTAGATGGAATGTTAAAAACATCCAGTAAACTAAATATTTATGATGATAATCTTGATATAGAACTTAATCATATTTATGATCCAAGCTATTTAAATATAGATGCAATAATTGAAGGAAGTGAACATGAAGATTCGAGTGTACAAAATTCAAATATGATTCCAGATATAGAAAACGGTATAGGGTCAAAAAAACAAAGTAGATTAAATTATAAACAAGTTGAACAAAATATTGATAAAATTTATTTTGATAAACCGCATAAGTATTCAAATTCATTAGATATTTTGGCGAGTTATATAAAAGGTCAAAAAATAATATGTATGGAAGCTAAACATTATTCAGAAATGAATCTTAATATGTTAATAATTCCTGCTATTCTTTTATCTACATCTGCAACAATATTAGCAACATTATTACAATGGTATGCTTGGGGATCATTTGTAATATCAACTGTAAATGGTGTAATTTCTTTTTTATTGGCATTAGTAAATTATTATAAATTAGATGCAAGATCTGAATCATATAAAATATCTGCACATCAGTATGATAAACTACAAACAATGGTAGAATTTAAATCAGGTGCAATACTTTTATTTCCTTATAATACAGATAGTAGTAATAATTATATTCCCGAAAATAATGATATTAATATTGAAAAAATATTAATTAAAACAATTGAAGATGTACAAAAAAAAATAACTGATATAAAAGATACAAACCAGTTTGTTGTACCTAGAATAATACGATTACGATATCCTATAATCTATAATACAAATATATTTTCAATAATAAAAAAAATTGAAGACAAAAAAAAGCGCGCGATAACTGTATTAAAAAATATAAAAAATGAAATTAGGTATTATAATAATTTAGAAGTGTCAAATATACAATTATCAGATACTCAAACTAAAAGATTAATAAAATTATTTAATATGAAAAAAGATTGTATAAAAGATATTTTAGTTTTAAAATCAGCATATTCTGTAGTAGATCAGATGTTTTTACAAGAAATAGAAAATGCTGAAATAATTAAAAGAAATTGGTGTAGACGAATATTATATAAAATATTTTGTTGTAAAGAGTATAATTTAGATCTAAAAGAACCTGAAAAATTAAATAAATTTGTCGGTGGAATAATGGATCCATTTAAGGATAAAGAAGAAGATGACAATAAAAAAAAGGAAGAAGAAGAAAAACAAGAAATTTTAAAAATTAAAAAAATGAAAAAAGAAGAAAAAATAAAACGAAAAGAAGAAATAAAAAAAAGAAATGAAGAGATAAATATAGGGTGTTGGCCTTTATATTATCCAGTTAACGATAATTCAAAAGAAATTAAAGAAATAAAAGAAATACTTAGCAATTTTACTGCAGATAAACAACAAAAAGATGCAAATTTTAAAAACATAAATACACAACCAAATATAAATACACAAACAAAAATCCCAAATTCAGAAACAAAAATATAAATGTAATTATCATCCAAATTTAAATAACTTATTTAAATTATTTTGTTGGACAACAATACTATTATTATAATTATTAATATTATTATTATTTATAAAAAACATTTTTTTAGATTTAATTTGAGATATTCTATGTTTTTCTTGAATTAGTTTTATTTTATTTAATAATACTTGTTGATTATATTCTTGAGGTGTAAGTTGCTTTGTTTGTATAGGGACATTATTATTTACCTCTTTATAATTTTTAAAGTGTTTATTATATATTGAACTATTTTTTAATTCAGGTTCAATTTGTTTTTGTGTATATTGGACTAATGTATTTTGTTTTGGTGCCATATATTGCAATTCTCCTTTATCATTTACTACCATATTCAAAGATGACAATATATCATCATATGTAAATTTATTTTTTTGTTTTTGTGAAGGGACTTTTGTTATTTCGGTAAAATTTAATTCCATATAATATTATTATATGTTTTTATTATAAATATGAATTATTATCAAAATATTGAATTAAATGCAATATATAAAAATGGTAAAGGTATTGCCAATATAGCTACAAATAATAATGGTAAAAAAAAAGTATATAATATAAAATTTAATAATAATGATTTAGATAATATTTTAAATATAAAAAGCGTAGAACAACCTTTACATAAAAGATTGATTGAATTATATAAAGATTTTAAAAATAAAAAACACATTTATGAACCTAAATTTATTGAATTTGAAAAATCTAAAAATACAGAACTAGAACACCAAAATTATAAACAAGACCAAAATTATATACAAGACCAAGAAATACAAAATTATATACAAGAAAAAGAAGAAAAACAAATAATGGATTCATATTCTTTAAATAAAAATAAACAAAAACCATTTTATACACATATTTCAAGTCCATTGCAAAATGAAGAATTTTTAATACCTGTATCAATTAATAACAAAATACAACAAAAGCCACAATCATTATATAGATATAGAAATTCTTCAAAAAAAAATAAATCATCAAGCATTAAACACAAATTAACAAAAAGAAAAAGAAAACAAGAAAAATATATTACATTATAAATGATAATTTTAATTTGGATATTAAATATATAAATATGTCATTTAGAAAATATGGTGGAATGAATTATGCCGCTACAAATAATATAGTAAAAAGTAATTATAATTCAACAGGTAGTTTTTATGTAACTAATAGTGTAGGTCAATCTAATTCTTATATTAATTTTAATAGTGACATTAGTGGAAATGTATTAATATTTGGTGATTTAGATATCAGCGGCAACATTCATGTTACTAATAATATGATTGTAGATAATTCATTGGATGTATCAGGAAATGCATATTTACAATATGCAACTATTTATGATAATTTGGATGTATGCGGTAATACATATTTACAAGATGTAACTGTTTATGGAACATTAGATGTATCAGGAGGAACCTTAGATGTGTCGGGTAATACATATTTACAAAATGTAACTATTTATGATACATTAGATATATCAGGAAACACATATTTACAAGATGTAAACATATATGGGACTATTACATTATCTGACAGTTCGTCTTTAGATATATCAGGAAATTTAAATTTAAATAACCTAACTATATATGATACATTAGATGTATGTGGAAATACATATTTACAAGATGTAACTATTTACGGAACATTAGATGTATCAGGTGCAAATTTAGATATATCAGGTAATACATATTTACAAGATGTAACTATATATGAAACCTTAGATGTATGTGGAAATACATATTTACAAGATGTAACTATTTATGGAACATTAGATGTATCAGGTGCAAATTTAGATATATCAGGTAATACATATTTACAAGATGTAACAATTTATGGAACCTTAGATGTGTCAAGTAACACTTATTTACAAGATGTAACTATTTATGGAACATTAGATGTATCAGGAGGAAATTTAGATATATCAGGTAATACATATTTACAAGATGTAATAATTTACGGAACATTAGATGTGTCAAGTAACACTTATTTACAAGATGTAACTATTTATGGAACATTAGATATATCAGAAGGAAATTTAGATATATCAGGTAATACATATTTACAAGATGTAACAATTTATGGAACCTTAGATGTGTCAAGTAACACATATTTACAAGATGTAACTATTTACGGAACATTAGATGTGTCAAGTAACACTTATTTACAAGATGTAACTATTTATGGAACCTTAGATATATCAGAAGGAAATTTAGATATATCAGGTAATACATATTTACAAGATGTAGATGTATATGGAACTACATCATTATATTCAACACTAGATGTATGCGGTAATACATATTTACAAGATACAACTATTTATGGAACATTAAATTTATCAGGAAGTGTAACTTATCAAGATATAACTGTCAGTGGAACATTAGATGTATCAGGTAACACTGCATTACAAGATGTAGATGTATATGGAACTACATCATTATATTCAACACTAGAAGTATCAGGTAATACAATATTAGATTCAATACTAACTGTATATGGAAATATTAATTCTTCAAGTGGTTCAGTAAATTTAACTAATGGATCAGTAAATTTAACTAATGGATCATTAAATTTAACTAATGGATCATTAAATACAAGTGGGTCATTAAATTTAACAGGTGGTTCATTAAATTTAACTGGAGGATCAATACTTTTAACAGGTGGGGAAATATCATTAACAGGTGGAAATGTTTTATTATATGATAGTTCTTTAAATTTACAAACAGAAAGTACTTTAGATGTATCAGGAAATACATATTTGCAAGATGTATACATATGGGGTGATTTAAATCTATCTAGTGGAAATTTAGATATTTCAGGAAATACATATTTACAAGATGTAATTATTTATGATACTTTAGATGTATCAGGTAACACTGAATTACAAGATGTAACAATTTATGGAACATTAGATGTATCAGGTGGAACCCTTGATGTATCAGGAAATACATATTTGCAAGATGTAACTGTTTATGGAGATTTAGATGTATCAGGAAATACATATTTGCAAGATGTAACTGTTTATGGAGATTTAGATGTATCAGGAAATACATATTTACAAGATGTAACTGTTTATGGAGATTTAGATGTATCAGGAAATACATATTTGCAAGATGTAACTGTTTATGGAGATTTAGATGTATCAGGAAATACATATTTACAAGATGTAACTGTTTATGATACTTTAGATGTATCAGGAAATACATATTTACAAGATGTGACATCATATGGTACTTTAGATGTATCAGGAAATATATCTGCAGCATCGTTTACTGCAACATCTGATTATCGAATTAAACAAAATGTAGAACCGTTAGACATAAATTATTCAGTAGATAATTTAAATCCCGTAATATACATAAATAATAAATTAGGAAAACAAGATATTGGATTTATAGCACATGAAGTACAAGAGATATACCCGTTTTTAGTTTCAGGAGAAAAAGATGATACAAGTTTACAATCTTTAAATTATAATGGAATCATAGGTATATTAGTAAATGAAATAAAACATATGAAAATTAAAATACAAAATATGGAGGATGAAATAAATAAAATAAAAATGAAATAAATTTATAAATAAATATAAATAAATATAATTATTTATAAATAATAAAATGAAAAATAAACATATTCGTGATGAAAATATTCAATTTATCGAAGATGGTCATAAATACATAATAAAAACAGACATAAACACAAAATATACTTCAGTAACAACTTGGAATCATTCACATTTTTCTGAATTTAATGCAGATTGTATTATTCAAAATATAATGAAAGGCAAAAATTGGAAAGAAGGACATAAATATTGGGGTCTTACTCCTGAACAAATCAAACAACAATGGTCAAATTATTCTTCAGAGGTTTCATATGCAGGCACAAATTTACATTATAACATTGAACAATTTATGAATACATATATTATGTTAAATTATACCCATAAAGAAATATATGAAGATTATATTAAAAAAAATTATACAAATATAGAACCTCAAAATATAGAATGGAATTATTTTATAAATTTTATAAAAGATACACCAAATTTAAAACCTTATAGAACAGAATGGACAATATATAATGAAGATGTAAAACTAGCTGGTTCAATTGATATGGTGTATGAAACTCCTGATGGTACATTATTAATATATGATTGGAAAAGATGTAAAGAAATAAAAAAAATAAATAATTGGAATAAATTTGCAAATACTCCATGTATTTGTCATTTACCTGATACAAATTTTTGGCATTATACTCTTCAATTGAATACATATAAAAAGATATTGGAAGATAAATATAACAAAAAAGTAATTGAATTATGTTTAGTAAAATTGCATCCTGATTCAGAAGAAAACAATTATGAATTAATAAATGTTCCAATATTAAATAAAGAAATGGAGGATTTATTTTTACTCAAAAAAAATGCTTAAAAATAATATTATTAGATTATTAAATGAATCAAGAATCGTATTTATTAATGTCAATTATTTTAACTTTTTTATTTTTAAAAGGTATAAATGTTGATTATTTATATAAATTAGTAGAGTATTTTCAAAATATACATAATTATTACGATCAATGGTTTAATACATTACATAATATACATCAAATACAAAATATAGTAGAAACTATAGATGATACAAAACAAGAAATACCATATGAACAAAAATATTTAAAAGAGATTGCAAATATGTCAAAAGAATATATTTTAGATGAAAGTGAATCCGAACTAAAAAAGATAAAGTTTATTGAGTATTATAATATAATTATTAACAAATATGATGAAATAATAAATGGTATAAAAATGGAAATAATACAATTAAATAATAAATTAAATAATAAATTAAATAATAAATTAAATAAATGTACATCAAATTTAAATCAAGAATTAAATGAAAATTCAAATGAATATAATTATTCAGATGATGATTCTGATGACGAAAATAGTATATATGATAAAATTACAAAACTACAAACAAATATTGAAACACTTAATGCTGACAAAAATAATATAACACATCTTGAATTACAAGCGAATGAATATGCATTTAATTATGTTATTAATCAACGCGTTAATAAATTAAAAAATTGTTTTGTTATTGAAAAAACGCCATTAGGTAATGTATTAATGTTATATACAAATAATGTGTTTGAATATTATAGTGATAATACTATACCATATAGATATTTAGAAGTTGTTGCTAGAAAATATGTAAAAATATTTAAATGTAGACAAATATACATTGATATGAATGAACATATAGAACTATATACTGAAAAAATAAAAAAGGAAAATATAGAAAATACTATAAAACAAAAACAAGAAGAAGAATTAACTAAAAAAAATGTATTTGCAAAATTTAAAAGTTATAATAAAGACACAAATTCAGGTAGAACATTAAAAAATAATGTTCCACAAATGTATGATGTGGATATAAATAATGTAGTTAAAGATACAATTAATCGTTATTTATATAAAGGTAAAATGTCAAATTTTAGTATATTGCAAAAGATTGATAGAAAAATAGTAGATAAAAAGTATGCCATGAAATATTCTGATTTTAAAAATATAAAAAATAAAAACTAACAATAATATAATATGAAAACAAAAAAGAAAAATAAAACGAATAAATTTAAAACGAAACAAAATAAATTTAAAACGAAACAAAATAAATTTAAAACAAAAAAAATAAAAATAAAAACAAAAAATAAAAAATTTAATAAACAAATAACAATAAATAAATTATATGGTGGTAATAATAATCAATCAAACATAAATGATGTAAATTCACCTGACAAAATAAAAGAAAATATAATGAATAATCCATTTGTATCAAATATAATTAATGGGTATTCAAAAACAAAAACAGCGATGGATAATGTAATAAGTAATATAACAGATAAAAATAAATTAGTACAAACTATTAAACAAATAAACACTACTTTAAGAAATCCTGAAGTAAGACAACAATTATCTGAGCTTACCAAAATTATTCCTGTTTCTGATATAATATCTGAAGAAGCTAAAGTTGCAATGAATACAGGTTCACAAATTGCTTTAAATACTATACAAGAAATACCTGTAGTTTCTATACCAGTTGGTATGCTAAGAGATGCAATAAGTATAGGAGAATCAATTAAAAAAACAGAAAACTTAGCAAAAACATCATTAAATAAAATAGATGAAAATTTAGAAAAATTTAATGAAAAAGTAAATAAAGTATCAAATTTATCAAATTTATCAAATTTATCAAAGTCATTTGGTAATAAATTTAATGAATCTGTAAATAAAAATTTAGATAAAGTTTCTGAGACTATGGGTAAACAATTAAATGAATCTATAAATAAAAAATTAGATAATATGTCTGTATATAATAAATTACAAAATATTCAAGAAAATAAAGAGATAAAACATGGTGGTAATAAACATAAATACAAAAGTAAAATTCGTAAACTAAAATAACTAAATACACATACTAAACAGTTTTTATCCATTCATTATAACCATTACTTTTAAATATATTAAATGATGTACCTAAGTGATTATACGCTATTATGTATGCTTTTTTATTTGTTTCATCTAATTGCTTTAAATAATTATATATATTTTGCTGTTGTTCTAACGATAAATTATATACTGTATCAGGTACAGGTAAATCTAATGTTTTAAAATCAAATGACATATCAATATTTAAATATATTAGTTTATATTTATTTATATTTTATAACAAATACAAATAAATAAAATATAATTCAATTTTTTATAAATTATGTATATGTAATAAAACAAATTAATTTATTTGCATTATTTGTTTGAAACCGAATATCACTATCATTTAACATTTTAGTTATAGAAGTATCTATAGAATAACCATTAGCCAATAAAAATGAAAATAAAATAGGTACTTCATCAACTGTCATCATTGTATTTGGTTGTTGTAAAGAACATAATGCTAACCCACAATTAGTTTCTCTGTTACAATAATCTTGTTTAAATGGACTTAAAGGGTAAAATTTAACTTGTTTAACTAATTTTTGTAAAGGTCCTTTTGGGAATAAATTTATAGTTACAATATTTTTATAACATTGTGTATAAGGGTCAAGATATGGTCTACTAAATAAAGAATATGTATTTAAATTTAGATTCATATAATTTTATAATATAAAAAAATTGAAATGAAAAACTTATATTATTATATTTCAAAACTAATAATAATTTAATAATAATTAATAATTTGTATAATAATGAATAATGAATATGATAATAGCAATAATAGTGATAATATTTTTAATGATAATAATGGAACAATTTATAATAGATATGATTCAATTTCAGATACCACAATACATAAAGATAATAGTTATGAAGAAGATAATGATAATATGTTAAACGATAATGATAATATATTAAATATTTATAGATATAAATTTACAAAAGAATTTACTGATGAACTATATATTTTTGCAAAAATTCATCAATATGATCATAGAAAAGATTTTAAAGATGCATGGCTAATTTGGAAAGAAAATAATGAAATACTTATAGAAACGGAAATACGGAGATTAACTGAATTAGGTTATAATAATGATGTATTAGATAAAATGTTTAAAAGTGCAAGATACTATTTTAGAAAGAAAAATTCTATTGAAAAAGAACAAAAACAAAGATGTAATTATATTGGAATACAAAAACAATTAATTACTACTATGGATAATCACATAAAAATGATTATTCATAATAATAAACCATCAGATGCATTTATACAATTTTGTCAAGATGAAAATAATTTGTCTAAAATAAAAGAAGAAGTAGTTAAGTTGTTAAATGACGGATTAAAAGATCATATAGAAATTAAAAATAAAATTAAAAAAACATATAAAAATAGATATTTTATTATAAAAAATAATAAAAATAATAAATAATTATTATTATTAATAATTAATTAATAATAAATAATAATAAATATAAACAATATTAAATAAATATGATAGATGTTGACTTAATAATTTTTAAACAACCCAAAAAATTATCTTTAAAAGATAAAGAGAGAGAAACAAAAATAAATATTTATAATTTTTTTTCTATAAATGAAATAAATATATGTAATAAAATTAAAAATATACCATATTTTATTAATAATTTTAATATAATAATTTCAAATAATTTTATTAAAATTGGTGAAATGAGTGAAAACGCAATTGATATAACAAATACACAAAATAATAAATATATATTATGTAAATATTCTTATGAAAAATGTATACATTTTAATGATTTTTTCTATAATTTACCTAATATCAAATTATTTGTTTTTCATACTTTTGATTCATATACTTATTTATTAGATGCATTAATTAAACTAGAAGATAAAAATATATGTTTTTTAAATTTATCTACTGAAAATATATGTTTTAGTGAAAATTTTAAACCTATATTACAGAATTTTGGAAAAAGTATAATATTATCAAAATCTGTAAACGAGGAATATATTTCAAAAATAATTGAAGAAATTGATGATTTTACATATAAACCATTAGAAATTTATTTGTTATTTTATATAATAAAAAATAATGAAAATACAGTTTCATATTCTTTAATAGAAATAATTTATGAAAAATACATAAAACATGCAGAAAATGCAAATATACTAACTTTTTTTTCAGAAAATTATAAAAATGATTGTATAAATGTTTTAAAAAAATATATAAATAAACCTAAAACAATTATAATACATGAGGTATTTAAATATTATGAAACTTGGGATAATTATGGGTTAAGTATATTGTATATAAATATTTTCAACAGTATACTAAATAATTTCTCTCTAAATAAATCTTTAATAAGTAAAATTATTATTATGTTATCTAAAAATATTCATCCGAATCCCTTAAAGAGAGAAACACTAGAAGATACATTAAATAATTACAATAAGTTATTTAATGATAATAAGGATTGGATAATAAATTAACTATTATTCATTAGATATCATATATTTATTTATTTGTTCTGTGTTTTCTTCGTGTACTTTTATTTTTTTTATGTCCTTTTCGCTTAGACTGTCTTTTTTTTAATGATTTTGATTTATGTTTTATAGTAGATTTTACAGTAGTTTCTGATGAAGAAGAACCCATTTCATGTTTTCTTTCACTAGCAAGTTTTAACGCATCTTTAAATTTGTAGTTAGAATTTTTATTTTTTTCTTCATGATATATTTTTTTTACAAAATCATTCCAAGCAGTCATATATTATAATATAATATTAAAATAAAAAATTGATATATTTATTATTAAATATATAATATATAAATACTAATATATAATTTATAAAATGAATAATCACCTACAATTTACAAGATATTTATATGTTAAGGATGAAGTTAAATATTCATTATTAATAGCTTCTCTCTTAAACAAAAAAGAAGAAGCTAATTTTTGGATGGCTGAATTATTTTACTCTGAATTTTATGAAGAATTAATTGAATTAATTTGGAGTATATATTATGACTTTTATTATTCTAAAAATACAGGATTTGAAAAATATTTATTTAATAAATTTAAAGAGTTAAATAAATATGATATAGACAATTATAATACAGAATGCTATAAAATATTTTATACATGTGTGCAAAATTTGATGATAAGACCATTTTCATTAGATGTATTTCTTTTAAAAAAACTATCAGCAGACTTTAATGAAATAAAATTAAAACAAGAAACCTTAAAACAAGAAACCTTAAAACAAGAAACCTTAAAACAAGAAACCTTAAAAAAAGAAATACAAAATGCGCTACAACAAGAAAATTATGTATTTATATCTTCTTTAATATTATATAATCATGATAGTATTAACATTTTAAAAATATTAATTACTTTATTTATAAATTATGGGTTAAAATTAGATGAACAGAAGACAATAAAAGAATATATAAAAATGTCAAAATATCATGATAAAAAAACATTACTTTTGGCAAGATTTGCCAATTATGTTACTATTTATAAAAAAATGCATATAGGTAAAAATATTTATTTACATATAAATTTTGAAAGTATTAACATGTATAATACAAATTATACGATAAAACCATATAAAGTATTACCATTAGCATGTATTTATAATATTGATAATGATAATTATCACACCATATTTAATGTAAAAAGGAAACAAGAAGATTTAGAAAATGCATATCGATACAATTGGTTATATTACGCATCATTTTCACCCTTATGGAAAAAAAGAATAACAGAATTTAATGGTACAATATATAATGAAGAGAGAAAAGTACAATTTATGTGTGAAGAAGATGAAGAACAATTTTATGATAAATATGGATATGAACCTGATGAACAACAAATAGAAGTTCAAAATAAATCAATACAAAAAATAATAAAACAAAGAGATATAGGTTCTTTCTATAAAGAATATAAGAATAATGGATTTTTAATTGATTTTATGGTATAAAAAAAATTGAAATAAAAAATATTTAAATAGTTAAATATAATATTATACAAGAAAATGGTAAAGAATACTGCAGGTGGAAATAAAGCTAAAGGCCAAGCAAGAAAATTTGTGACTTTTAAACCTAAAAATATATTAAGGGCTGCAAGTTCAGACCTTGAGTTATATGCAAAAATACAAAATATATTAGGAAATGGAATGTGTTATGTATTATGTAGTGACAATGTAGTTAGACTATGTCATATTAGAGGAAAATTTCGTGGAAGAGGTAAAAAAGATAATTTTGTGAAAAATAATTCATTTATTCTTGTAGGATTAAGAGAATGGGAAGTAGATAATACTAATAATACTAAAATGCAAAATTGCGATTTATTGGAAGTGTATAGTGATGCTGAAAAAGAAAAATTAAAAAATGAAGACCGAAGTATAAATTGGAGTATATTTTTAGCAAATGAAAATAATACAGTAAAATCCCAAATGGAGGCAGATATTGAATTTACTGATTCAAAAACTGATGAATATAATAGTATTATAGAAACGCAACTAGCACAAAAAGCAGTTACAACTATTCATATGGCAGATGATGAAGAAATTAATATAGATGATATTTAATAAATAATATAATATAATATATTTATTTATGTTAAATATGTGTGCTATCTCCTGTAATTTATATATAAAGTGTTTTTTTGAAGTTAAAGAGTATAAATATTTTTTTGCTGGTAGGAGATAATATTATAGTATATTATATTTTTTATTTATATACTTATTAGACAAATATATATAATTAATTAATTTAAATATAATTATTTATTGTAATAAAACAAATATTTTATTAAATAATATAATGATTAATAATTCACGATTTTCTGTATTAATTGAGAATAAAAATAAATATCCTAAAAATAAAGAATTAAAAGAAAATTATAAAAAAAATAAAGAATTAAAAGAATCTAATACAAAGGCTAATACCATTATAATACAAGAACATAATTTTCCTGAATTCACAACAAATAAAAGTACAATAAACAAAAATATATCTACATTATCTTATTTAAATAAATTACAAATAATTAAACCAACAACAGAAGATACAGACATTTTAAAACCAGGATGGATTAAATTTGAAAAAAATAAATTAACAAAAGAAGTAAAAATAACACATGGTAAACAAAGTTATATTAGCGATGAAGAGAGAGAAATTACTCCTGAAGAAGTAATAGATAATCTGGTATATTTACACGAAAAACGAAAATATGATTATATTAAATTATGGGGAGAAGAAGATTATAATAAAACATTTAGATTTTTAAATTATGATTATGATTATTTTGATAATTTAGATATGAAATATGAAATAGAAATGGATAAATTAAATGAAGAATATGAAAACAATGAGGAAATATAAAAATATACACATGTTCTCATTTAAAACGCACATTAATAAATCATATATATTTAAAGATAATTTATAGTATAAATATTATAATGAATATGGAAAATGAAATTGTATATGTTAAAAATAAAGAATATATTTATGTTCTAACAATAAACGTTGATAATGATAATGTATTAGATTTATCTATATTTGAAATAGAAGAATGGACACATTTAACAAAAATGAGCAAAGTATTTGAAGATGCTGTAGTTAATTTAGATGTAGATAGGTCGTTAAGACCTTATATAAATGTTAGCAAAGATATAAAAAAAGGTGCTTATTATTTATATTACTCTCCATTCTGTCACTGGAAAGGTTTTAATGACCTAGAATATGACATACTAGAAATAAATGATATTTATAAAGTTATATTTGATTTTGTTAGCGAAGATAAAAAAATAACTATAAATAAATTTAGGAGATGGATTACAGACAATTATACAAATATTCAAATGCATTATGATAATTTATTAAATAATAAAATAGATTTATTTATTCCGTTTAGTTATTAAATGGGTGTTTTCAATAAGAAAATGTGTAAAATATAAAATATAAAAAAGTATTGGTTAAATTTAATAATGTATTATATGATTAAATTTATATGGATGATGTTTGTATGGATAATAAATGGATAATTGATTTTGAAAAAAATGATAAATTATACGAAGATTTTTATAAAGATAATTTATATTTTACTAAATTACATTTTATTTATATAAATACTACAAATTGTATAGAAAAAATAGTAGAAGAATCATTTATAATGTCAATACCAAATTGTATTACTCATGAAGAATTAATTAAAATACTAAAAAAAAGAAAAATTGATAATAACATTAAATATTCACTTTTATCAATATTAAAATATAATATTACATTAGATGTTGAAGATATCAATATATTTTTAAAAAACACACATCAACTAAATTCTTATAATTTTTTATCTGTAATAAAAAAAATAGATACTATAAAATTTGATAAATCTATAAATATGTTTCATGATTTAAATGATTTAATTTTTATTTTTTATGAAAATCCTAAAGAAATAATTCATAATTTAACAAAAAAAATACATATAAAAACAAATAAAAAAAATACACATAAAAACAAATAAAAAAAATACATATAAAAACAAATAACAAAAAACTATTAGTAAATAATATAAAGACTATATTACATTATGTTATATTATAAATGTCAGCACTAATTAACACACTTGATAATACGAGTAAATCACAAATAGGAGAAAACGGACATTTAGAATATGGTTACTCAAATAATTTACAAGAAAAAATATTACAATTTAATTTTCAATTAACAAGAACATTAGACATGACAGAATTATATAATGTTTTAAATAATTTGTTATTTACACTTAAAAATATGGTTAATAGTGAACAAAAAAAAGAATATTTATGTGTTCTTTATAAAATGATTGGACATACACGAGATATTATTAATGGAAAAGGTGAGTACAACTTAACATACATGATGATTTATGTTTGGTATTTACATTATCCAAATCTTGCATTATATGCTTTAAAATGTTTAGTAGAATCAGAAGATGTCGTGCATCAATATGGGTCTTGGAAAGATATAAAGTATTTTTGCGAATATTGTAAAAATAAAGATCTTTCATTAACTCATCCTTTAATTCTTTATTCTATAGAACTGACTAATACTAGAATAAAAAAAGATTATATGAATTTAAAAGAGAATAATAATAATATTTCTCTTGCTGCAAAATGGGTTCCGAGAGAAAAATCATCTTTTTCATGGATATATGAAAAGTTATGTACACATTATTTTCCTGAATATATAAAAACAGTACATTCGTTTGAATCTAATCAAAAAGCAATGTTAAAATGTAAAACAGAATATCGTAAAATTTTATCACAACTTAATAAAAAATTAGATACTTTACAAATTAAACAATGTGGTCAAACATGGCAAAATATTAATTTTAATAATGTAACTTCTGTTTCATTTTCAAAACAAAAAAAAGCGTTTTTAAATATTAAAAAAAATGGAGATGTTAAATACCCAAATAATAAAGATAGAGTAACATGTGCTACAAACTTTTCAGAATTTATTACTAACTCTATTAAAGATGATACCAATATAAAAGGAAAATGTGTTGGAATGGAATCATTTACAAAACAAGCACTGGATTTAATTAATTCAAGGTATAAATCTACCTTAGAAATTGATTTATTGAATTCTCAATGGAAAAATAATTCTTCAAATACAAATACACTTTGTAATATGATTGCAATGGTGGATGTTTCAGGATCAATGAGTGGCGACCCTTTACATGCTGCAATTGCATTAGGTATTCGTGTTGCAGAAAAATCTAAATTAGGTAAACGCGTAATGACATTTAGTTCAACTCCTGAATGGGTAAATTTAGAAAATTGTCTAGATTTTGTATCTATGGTAAACACAATCCAAACATCTAGTTGGGGAACATCTACAAATTTTTATTCTGCACTAAATTTAGTTTTAAATGCAATTATTGAAAATAAAATGGAACCAAAAGATGTAGAAAATATGACATTAGTTATTTTTTCAGACATGCAAATTAATGATGCATATGAACAACCTCTATCATTTTATGATAATATTAAACAAAAATATCATGATGCAGGAATGAAATCATTTGGTATACCATATAATCCTCCCCATATTTTATTTTGGAATTTAAGATCTACTTCAGGATTTCCAAATTTGTCAACTGAAAAAAATACATATATGATGTCAGGATTTAATCCATCATTATTAAATTTATTTTGTGATGTTGGATTAAATGCATTTAAAGAATATACTCCTTGGTCAACAATGCTTAAAACATTAAATCATACAAGGTATTATTGTTTAGAAAACAAAATTTTATCAGCACTATAAAGATTAGTAAAGTTTATGTATAATTTTAATAAAACAATACCTCAGGACTTATTCTTATTTTTGCATGATTTGTATTAATAGCTTGATAATGAAATGAACGATGTTCACAATCTTCATATTTTCCATCTACATGACCATAATTTTGATAAATTATAGGAGATTGAGTAGCATAACTATGTATTTGTAAATATTGTACTGGTATCAAATCTAATCGTACAGTACCATCATAATAGCAATTTATAAATTTAGATGTTCTATATATAGAAAACCCATTAAAAGAAGACATACAAGATAATAATTTATCACTAGGTAAATTATATAATAATTGTTGAATATAATTTTGTATTATAAAATAATATTTTGCACTGTTATTAAAATGATTATAACTAAAATAATAAGGATAAATAGATAATCCCCAAATATCATAATATTTTGGATTTGTATTAAATGATAACCCATCCCAATCAGTTCTACTTAAGTATTTTACTATAATTTCAGGATTACAATTTTTACAATTAACATCATCAAAATCCATCATTATAAAATAAGGATATTTATCTTTATTTTCCATGATGTATTTTAAACAAAAATTACGACCTTTTGCTATATTATGAGTTCTGTATTTTGAACATATTTTGGTATTTACATAATACTTAAACTTTTTATTTTTTTTTTTATATTGTTTAAGTATTTGCAATGTATTATCTTGAGAATTATCATAATAGATAGCTATTCTATAATCATCAAACAATGATCCTATTTTTTCTATATTTTCAAATACTTTATTTAAATAAGGACCACAATTTTTAACAGGACCACAAATACAACAGTTCATTTATAATAAATCAACCTAAAAATAAAGTTAAAATACTTAAATAATAAAATAAATAATTATATTATATGGATCTAAATAAATGTTTAATTAATGATAATTTAATTATAGATGTTGCAATTATATGTCAAGAAATTACACATATAGATAAAATGTGTAATGATCATATTACAAATTTAGATGCAATACCTATTACAAAAGAATTATTTCAAAGCATATTTTATCCATATTGTACAAATTTTGGAATAGATAAAAGTTATGCATGCAATAATGATAAAATATTTCCATATATATCATTTTTACCACAATATAGAAGCGTGCATGATAGAAAATTTTATTTACTTGAACAAATCATTAAAAATATAGAAACCGATTTAAATATTTCGAGAGATTGTTTTACAATAGAATCACGTGTAGAATTAACTAATCAATTAGCAAGTATAAATAGTTTATGCGATATAAATTGTTGCAGTGTATTATCTTCTTTAACCTGGAATAATATATTAGAAATAATTAATAACTATAAAATATTAGATACAAAACCAGGATGCGAGACAAAAGAAAAGGATGAATTAAAATTAATACATCCTATATTTGTAGTAAGCATTATTTTTAAAACTCCTACATGTGATGTTAATAATACCGTTATAAGATTTAATTATAAGATTATAAATATATAAATTATATATGAATAATTTCGATTTAAATATAGAAAATTATAAGTATGATGAATTATTACATTTATTTAAAATATCAACTCCTGATGATAAATATAAAATAGACAAATATGTTTCTGAAATTAAACAAAGTGTATCTAATGAAATATATAGTTTTTTTTATAAATCAAAAGTAATTCTTAATACTATTTTTAATTTGTTAGAAAATAATGTAATCAAAACAGATACAGAAATAAATGAATATGTAGAAACAATAAAAAATATTAAAAATTTAGAAACTTATTCTGATATTGAAATATATAATAAAATAATACCTATAATAAATACCCAACCAATACCTGCATTAAATACACCATATTATAATGTAAATAAATTAGATCCTTCTTTAAATAACAAAAATAATACAAATATAATTTATAATACAGATATCAATGAAATATCGCCTGGTAATTTAAATTCTGTTAAAAGAATTACACAGTTATTTAATTTAAATATAAATAGTTGTTTTAGAAATAATTATTATCAAAGTAATCCATGTGATTTTTTATATATTATACCGTCAGAAATAAAAAATGTGGTTGCTATGCGTCTTGTATCCATTGAAATACCTAATTCATGGTATTTATTTTCAAATGTAAAAAAAAATAATATTTTTCAAATCATTATTAATACAAAAAATAATAATTATGATGCAAATTATGATAAAAGTTATGTTTATGATATAGAAATTATCGAAGGTAATTATACAAACGAAACATTACAAGATTATTTAAATAGTACTTATTTTTATGAATCAGGTTTAGACAATTATTTAAAATACATAAAATTTACCATTAATCCATATAATTTAAAAACTATATTTGAGATAATAAATAATGATTGTTTACAATTATCATTTACTTTAAAATTTTCTCAAAATATTAATCAAAATATTATGAATACATTTGGATGGTTAATTGGTTTTAGATTAGGAAATTATTTAAACATAACTGATAAAATTACATCCGAAGGATTATTTGATGCAGGTGGAGACAGATACATTTATGTTTGTATTAATGATTTTCAATACAATAAAAATACAACAAATATGGTTTGTTTTGATAAAAGTATTTTAAATGAAGATGTACTTGCAAAAATTCCGATGATGAATGGGAAATTATCTTTAATTATAAATGACAATTATGCGCCGCTTACACAATTAAGAAGATATAATGGTCCAATAAATTTATCTAGATTACAGATAAAAATAGTAGATCATTTTGGTTCAGTTATAGATTTAAATAATATGGATTTTAGTATTACTTTAGAGCTTCAAATATTATATGAAAGTTTTAACTTTAGTAATATTACAGCATAACTAACTCTATTTACAATTTATAATTACAATTTATAATTATCTAAAATATATTTTTTTATTTTACTATAATTTATATCCTTTTGTAATAACAACATTTTTATATCATATATAATTTTATCATTATACTTTTCATCTAAATCTTTTTTTGGTTTTCCAATAATACTATTATATATTTCATACTCAGGTAACAATTTAATGGATATTGTCTTAAATACCATCGACATTATTTCATTTTTGTTTTCTTTTCCATATATTTTTTCTTCTGTATTTTCCAATAATTTATGTTTATCAATTAATAAATGAATTACTTTTAATAAATCAATGTAAAGAATAAGTTCATCTAATTTATATGTTTTATAATATTGAGTAAGTTTATTATAAATATTGTCTAAAAAAAATATATTTTCTTTTAAATTAGACCATTGATTTGAATATAAAGGTATTAAATAATCATTAATTATTCTATCTTTTATTTTTTTAATTTGTGTAGAAATAGGTTGTATGTGACTATTATTTTTACCTAATAAATTTATATTATTTATATCATATGTGCCTTTTAATGTTTGTACCATTATATAATTACTATATAAAAAGTGGTTTAGGATTTTTACACAATCTTGATTTACAAGTATTTTTATAACAAACATTTTCTTTATAACAAACATTTTCATTTTCATATTTTTGGTTACCTTCACAATTTTGTTTTGATTTACACCATTTGTTTAAATCTAATCTATATGGAAATTGCATATTTAATTCATTATCTGCATTATATGCACCATATGGATATAATATATTATTTTTACAACAATTATTATTAAAATAATCTATGTCTTTATAACTAATGTTTGAATTATATAAATTAGTAGTAGCATTTTTACTACATTTTCCATCATATACATATTTATAATATGATTTAGATAAAGTTATATATTCATTATAACTACCAAATTTATTTAAATTATCATTTAATTTGTTTGTATTATTTTGTTGATCTATATTATTTTTTTGTTTTATATTTTTTAAAATTTCAACACCATTTTTATTTTGATTATAATTGCTATAATTTATATTTGAATTATTTGAAAATACTCTTTTTGTAGAAATCATATAATATATTAAAATATTATATAATTTTATCCAACAATAGCTAACAATAATAATAATATTTAATAACTTATTTAGTATAAGTTATATTTCCATCATCATCTGTAGAATCATTAGCACATGACACATGACTATTTGAATGCCATCCTGTACCACATGATACATTGTCATGATCCTTATTTATATCATGTATAATTGAATGTAATGCGGTTTTTTCGGAACATTCGCTTATTACATCATCATTAAAATTAAAAGAATCAAGGTCAAAATTATCAATATTATTTATATTACTAGTAGATCTAACAGATTTAATGCATTCACTGTAAGGATTTGATCCTGATTGATTAACATTTTCATAACCAGGAATATGTGTAGTATAATTAAAAATTACTAAAACACTTGTATTTAATGGTTGATAATAATCATTATAACTAACTTTAAAGTTAACTGTAGCAAATGAATTATTATTTGTTTTCTTAATATCATTAACGCTTAATAAACTACTAAGAACCTCATCTAAACTTAATCCCATAACAGTTCCTTTAACCGATCCTAAACTTTTTGTTAAAAATCCACTTCTATTCAACATTATTTTATAATAAGAAGGAATTGAACCTTCTGATTTATTATTTTTCTTACTCCATGCTTTCATAATTTGATCAGCTAAATCAAATCTTATTTTACTATTTTGAGTACTTTGATAGGTTTGTTGATAAAAAGAAATAGGATATGCATTATTATTTACACTACTAATAGAAAATGCATCTCCAGCTGGTTTAAAAAATAATTTAACAAAATCTGACCAGCTTAATGTAATTGGATTTAAATTAATAGCAACATCATAACTTGTTGATTCAGCAACATTATCTAAATTAGATAAATATGCAAGATCAACAACAGGAATATTGACGATGGTTTTAGTAGGTTGATTTACATATGCACCTTGATCATAATTAAAGATTCCTTCCGAACCTGCATTGCTTCTAAAATCTGACATATATAATTAGTAAATATTTTTTTATACACAAAAATTATTTATTATTTTTATATATTAAAATTAATATACTAAATTTTTATAAATAAAATAAAAATTTATACAAAAAAAATATTTATTATTATTATAATGAAAAATATTCTCGATGAAATAAAGAATTATAATGTTAAAGTTGTTGACATTATAAACTCTTCAAATTCTGAACTAAATAATAAAATACAAAAAATTTATGTTATAAATCTAAACGAAGATGTTGTTAAACGAAATTATATTTATACACTTATGAAAAAATATAAAATAAACTATACTTTAGTAATAGTTGAGAGAATATCTCTAAATGTTTATAAAAAATTAGGCGATAATACAGGATTAACTATTGGTGAAGTTGGCTGTTGTTTAAGTCATTTATGGTGTTTGTATTCAATAATTAAAAATAAATATCAACACGCAATAATATTTGAAGACGATATTATATTGCATAAAAATTTTATACAACAATTTTTAAAAATATATAATGAAAAATATAATTTTATGTTATTAGGAAGCCACGATTATAATTTTTCTAAATCAAATTATGTAAATGTAAAAAATAATATATATACACCACATAAAAATAGTGTTATATACGGTGCACATGCAAATTATTATTCGTTAAAAGGTGCTATAGCAATGTTTAATATAAGAATATCAGATATCAATTTTTTTGATAGTGAATATTCAATAATGTTTGATCATTTTAAAGATACATCTTGTGTATGTTATCCAAATTTAGTTATTGCAGATATAACTAGCAGTAAATTAAATCATGAGCATGAAATATTAAGTAATCATGAATCAAATTATTATAGTAAATGTTTTAAAAGTATTAATTTTAATGATTATAATTTAATTTATTTAAATTTATTAAACAAAGATGTACCTATATCTTTAAAACAAAATTATGAAACATATATAACAAAATGTATATATAATTGTTATTATAATTATGATATAGTGGCTAAAATTAAAAATAGATTAGTTTTTAATTTTTTTACATTACAAGACATTGTACAAATAATAAACAGTGGAGACATAGTAAAAGAACATCTTAAAAAAGAACAGATTATAAAAAAACAAACAACAAATGAACAAAATATAAATGAACAAATTACAAAAGAAATATAATAAATATTTAATAATATAATTTTAATCACAACTTATAACTCCATATAATCTTTCTAAAAAATGTATAGGCGAATAATCATAATTTATGGTATTATTTTCATATAAATTATTTAATAAATAACTTTTATAATTATTATTTATAATAAAATTTAAAACACTATCAAACACAGTTGATGGTGCATAAAATATAGTTCCACCTACAAATTTATAATCTAAATTAATTTTATTTGAGTGTTTATGTACTAATTTATGGTTAAAAGTATCATTTTTTAATTTTACATAATATTTTGGATGTCCAATACAATTACAATCATCAATTTGTTTGCTTAGCAACTTTTTTAAAGGCATAGAAAGTATATAATTAGTTACATCTAAATAATGATCATGAATACTTTTTGTATGAAATTTAAATATGTGATTAAATTTGTGTTTTGTAATAATATCATTATACATTAACATTGTGGGTGTTATATCTGTGCCATGATCTTTACACAAATAAATAGAATAAAAATCAAAATGATTTCTAATTAATTGTTTGATTTTTTTTGAATTCATAATATTTTTTGAATTAAAACAAAATGCAACATTAAAATTAGATTGAATTTTTTTATATTTAACTATTCTCTCTATTAAATCAATACCTTTGATTTCATTGCCTATAAAAACAAGAAATAAAATATCATAATTATTATTTAAACACCCATACATTTTTTTTATTAATACATCACTTAACATTTTAAAATTCGTGTCATATATATATTTGCTTGTAAAATCTTGAACAGTATATATTTTATTGTTTAAAAAAATATAAATATTATTTAAAAAAGTATATATTTCTATATCTGGATATATATTAAATAATTGTTTTGGATGATAAATAAATCCATCCATGCCAATTTTATTCATATAACTAATACTATTGGGTTTATTTATATACTCAAAATTATTCACTTTACAAAAAAATTGTAAATCAATATCAAACGCATTTGGTATATCTTTAGTTTTATCTAACGATAGTAATTTTTTATTATATTTTAAAAAATCTTTAATATTAGAACGAGGAATATATTTATTAAAATTAAAATCAGTATTCATTTTATTTTTCCAGTCGTTTGAAGCTATCCAAAATTTATGACCTGCACTACTATTTGAATTGTATTCAGATTCAGAAGAAAAATTATATGCAGTATCCCAATCAGCTACAATACCAATATTATTGTCTTGCATACATTTTGAAAAATACACATCTTCAGGCGGTTGTCTTAATTTTACCATATTAATATATGCTAATGTTGAGCTATTAAATTTAACATTTTTTATATTATATTTATTAATAATTTCTAACATTTTTGATTTAGTTCTTATACTTAATCCACCATTTCCCACTGAGTTAGGCGTATCATTACATGATTTAGAAAATGGTGCGCCAATATAATCATATTCTAAAAAATCATTAATATTATCTTTAAAAATAATAGAATCTTCTTGATATATAAATATTTTATCTCCATTTAAAGCATTCCAAAACTTAGATGTTAATAAATAATCATTATAATCATTTTGAGTCATATTTTCCACATTTACATTAATAATTGTAATTTCATCAGATATATTTTTACAAATATTTTCTATATATTCATAATTTTTATTTCCACACACAATTGTATGTGACCATTCTTTACCTAATTTAAGTATAGTATTTCTTATTAAAAATTCTATATGTGGCAATTTTCTAAACTCTATAAAAACACTTTCATACAAATTATTTTTTTTAAATTTAGGTAAAATAAGATGTTTTATAAAATAATTATACTTAAAACATAAGTATCTAAAATACCACGTGTCTTCATTAAATAGTATATCTTTATTAATATTAGATAAATTACAAAATTTAGTAATTAAATAATTATCCAATTTAGAATGTTTTGGTTGATTATTCATATTAATAATAAAATAAATTTAAATTTATAAAAAAAAGCATATAATAATAATATAATGAAAGTTATAGTTTATGGATCAAATGGATGGATTGGAACACAATTCACAAATATTTTAGACAACAATGATATTGAATATATTAAAGGAAAATCAAGAGTAGATAATGATATTGAACTCATTGATGAAATTACAACTTATAATCCTACACATATTGTTTCTTTTATAGGAAGAACTCATGGTAAAATCGGAGATAAAGAATATACCACAATAGATTATTTAGAACAAAAAGGCAAGTTATTTGAAAATGTGAGAGATAACTTATTTTCACCATATTTGTTAGCTAGTATATGTAGTAAACATAATATACATTATACATATTTAGGAACCGGGTGTATATTTCAATTTGACGATACACATCCTTTTGGAATAGAAAAAAATGGGTTTACTGAAAAATCACTGCCTAACTTTTTTGGGTCATCATATTCTGTTGTAAAAGGATTTACTGATAGAATTATGAATTTATATAAAGATTCTGTTTTAAATTTAAGAATTCGTATGCCTATTACTGGAGAAAAAAATCCAAGAAATTTTATTACTAAAATAGTGAATTATGAAAAAGTATGTTCAATTCCTAATTCTATGACTGTATTACCTGAATTATTACCATATGTATTAGATATGATGCAGAATAAAATCACTGGAACTGTTAATTTAACTAATCCTGGATTAATTAGTCATAATGAAATTTTACAAATGTATAAAGATATTGTTGATCCAACTTTTACATGGAATAATTTTTCTCAAGAAGAACAACTACAAATATTGGCTGCAGATAGGTCGAATAATTTTTTAGAAACAACTAAATTATCTTCAATGTATCCAAAAATAAAACATATTCGTGACAGTGTGAAAGATTATTTACATCAATACAAATTATCATATAAAAATGAAATAAATCTATTAGTTACAGGCGGGTATGGATTTATTGGAAGTAATTTTATTAATTATTATTTTCCAAAACAAAAAATAAATAAATTGGTTAACTTAGATGCAATGTATTATTGTGCAAATGAAAATAATGTAGATAATTCAATTAAACAATCATCTAATTATATTTTTGTTAAAGGAAATTTATGTGATGAAGAATTAGTTACAAATACATTAAAAAAACATAAAATAACTCATATTATTCATTTTGCAGCACAGTCTCATGTACAAAGTTCATTTGAAGATTCACTTATTTTTACACAAGATAATGTTCTTGGAACACATATTTTATTAGAATGTACAAGAAAATATGGTAAAGTACAAAAAATAATTCATGTATCTACAGATGAAGTATATGGCGAATCTATGAATAGTATAGAAGAAAAACATAAAACAGAACATTCTATTTTATGTCCAACAAATCCTTATGCTGCAACTAAAGCTGGTGCAGAATTAATTGCACAATCATATACACATTCTTATAAATTACCTATTATAATTACAAGAGGTAATAATGTTTACGGTCCAAATCAATATCCTGAAAAATTAATTCCACGCTTTATAAAATTATTAAAAGAGAATAAAAAAGTAACAATTCAAGGTAATGGTACATGTGTAAGATCATTCTTACATGCATATGATACTTCAAAAGCATTTGAATGTATACTTGAAAATGGAGAAATAGGAGAAATATATAATATAGGATGTGACGAAGGAATGGAATACTCTGTAATGGATATAGCTAAAATATTGATTAAAATGATAAAAAAAACAGAAGATTATGATAAATGGATCGAATATATTGAAGATAGACCATTTAATGATCAAAGATATTACATAAGTAATCAAAAATTAAAAGATATAGGATGGGATATTGAAATAGAATTAATAAATGGGCTTTTAGATTTAATTAAATAAAATAATATATAATATAATATATAATGGCAACATTTGTTGATTATGTTAATAAAATTATATTTATAACTTCTCCTAAATGTGGAACAACAACTATATCAGCTTATTTAAATTCACCTTTAAATTTAGAATACAAAAATAAATATGAAATTGAAAATAATAATAATACAAATTTATTTTTGGATAATACATTTACAAATATAATAATATATAGAGAAGACATAATTGATAGATTTTTATCAGGATTTTATGAAGATTTATTTAATAATAGTTGTTATAATAATGTAGATGTAACATTTGATCAATATTTATCATTTTTACATTATTGTTCGGTTAATAAAATACCTAATTTAAATAATATGAATACATATTTAAACAAAGATATACCTATATGGTTTGGTAATTGCAGTTATAGAAAATTAAATATAACTGATGATACTGGTACATTTATATCACATATTCAATCACAATCGTATGGTATATTATACATTTTAAATACAATTAATGAATATAAATGTAAAAAGGTAAAGATAATAGAATTAAATGATTTAAATAAAATTATTCCTAATGAAAAATATAATGTAAAAAATAAATCTAAACATAATATAAATTTATCAAATACATTAGTTTGTGATCTTAAAAAAAATAATATAATATGTTCAAAAAAATGTTTAACAGATAAACATATAGAATTAATTTTAGAAATATATAAAGAAGATATCGATTTAATACATAATTTAAAAAATAACTATGAATATTATTGATAATATATATTATTTTTTGTATAATATATATTATACAAAAAATAATATATATTATAATAATATAATGACAAATATTTGTATTTTAGGTACAGGCTGGTATGGTTGTCATATTGCATCAATTTTAAAAAATAAATATAATATTACTATTATTGAAAAAAATAATGATATTTTTAATAATTCTTCTTATTATAATCAAAATCGTTTACATAAAGGATATCATTATTGCAGAGATTATAATACGCGTTCATTGTGCAATAATAATTATAATAATTTTGTTAATAAATATGCAAATGTAATAGATTATATTGATAACAATTATTATTTAATATCAAACAATTCTATTATTGATTATAATACATATACAAACATATATAATTATGAAAAGTTTGAATTTGAAGAAATAAATAATAATTTATTTTCAAATATACAAAATAATATTATTAAAGTTAATGAACATGTAATAAATTCTGATAAAGCATATAAATACTTTAAGGATGAATTGAAAGATATAAATATTATTTTTAATACTAAAATAATAAGTATAATAGAACAAAATAATAAAGTGATTCTTACTTCTGAAAAAAATGATATATTTAATTTTGATATAGTATTAGATTGTACTTATAATCAACTTGAATTATCTACAAAAAAATATATATATGAAAAAACCATATCATTATTATTTAAAAAAATACAAAATACAGAATTTGATGCATTAACAATAATGGACGGAAATTTTAGTTCATTATATCCAAGAGATATACAAAATAATATATATACATTAACAGATGTAGAATATACTCCATTAATTAAATCTAGTAATTATAAAGATATAGAAGAGTTTTGTTTAACGGAAGAACAATTATGTGAAGTAAAAAATAAAATGATTAACAAAATAAATATATATTATCCTAATTTTTTAAATACTTTTGCATATGAAGGATATTTTTTATCTAACAAAACTAAACAAGTTTCTTCAAGTGATTCGAGAGATATAACAATTGAAGCTATTAGTGATAAAATAATTACAGTAAATTGTGGTAAAATATATGGTATATTTGAGTGGGAAGAATATGTTATGAATTATTTAGATAATTATAACGAAATGATACACACCAAATTAAATGAAACCAAAAATGATGTATTTTATTATTTTAACTCTCCTAACCGTAATTTATTAACAGATATAAATAATAATATTATTCAAATTGATAACATAAAACAAGTCAGTAATGTTACTTATATACATTTTTTAAGAAAACAACAAAAATACTTATATTTTAACAGTCATTTTTTATTATTAAATGAAAAAATTTATTATGCTAATTATTTTACAAATCAACATATAAATAACATAATATTAGATCCAAATAGTGATGAAAATATAAATTTTAAACAAATTTTAAAAAATAATATATATAATGAATTAAACTTAAATAAAGCAATAATAATATATATTAATACAAATTCACCAGGAAATGAGTTAGCGAGAATATTATATTCTATATATTTATACTATTACCATAATTTGCATGACTATTCTTTAGTTGTAAGTAATGATATTTTTGTATTGGGAAATATGATACCAAGTATTTTATATTTATTTTTTGATAAATCAAAAATATATTTTGTTGATAAATTTACAAAAGTAAATATAAAAGAAACATATATATATTATCCGCCATCTAATAAATATGATTTTGCAGTTAAATTTTTATTGAACAAATTAAATGAAACCATTATTATTGAAAAAAATAATTTATGTAATTATGAAAATATATGTTTAATAAAAACAACTTTAAATAAAAATATGAATTCGCCAAATAGAACCTTTTCAAATGATTATAATATTTTCTTTGAAAAAAAAGGATTTAAAATAATTAATGTTGAAAACTTAGAAGTATTAGAATTATTTAATTTAATTAAAAATTGTAAAAATTTGGTATTATCATGGGGTGCTAATAGTTGGTGTAATAGTACATTTGTTAATGAATCACATAACTTAATAACATTATGTCATATTGGATATGAAATTGAATATAATAATTTAAAAAAAATAAATAATATAGAAAAATGTTATAGTGAATGGACCCCAATATGTAATAAAAATATTATGATATATGATTTAAAATCTGAATTTACTGACGAAACTAAATATTTATTAGAAAATAAATTAAAAGAAATTAATGTTTATTTATAAAAAACTATATTTTTTTTGAACATTTAAAATCTATATTATATATAAAAAAATACGAAAACATATAAAATATATAGTATAAATTTCACATACCATTGTCTTACTTTTTATTTTTTTGGTTATTGAATAAATGAAATATAAAATTTTTGTAACTTGTATAAAACATAATGGTAATACTTGGGATTCAATCCATGTTTATGATAATTTTCATTATGTTTATATATTTTATATTTTACATTATATGATAATTCTATAATTAATTATATAATTATTATAATTCTTATTTATTTTTATTTTGAAAATACATAACATAGTCGTGTCTAAATAAATCATAACTATTTATATCTGTTAATGAATATGTATTAATATTTTTTACATTATTAATATTTGCCCAAATATAATCATTTCTATTAATATAACTTATAGTATTACCATTATACGAATAATCTTCTGTATGACATAATATAGCTCTATAATCTTTAACATATTTCTTATCTCTCCAATGTAAATGATTTCTTCCTCTAAATATACCTATATCGCCTTCATTTATATCAATTTTTATAATATTTTCCTTAGGAATATTATCTTTGTCATCTACTGTTAAACGAAATGGATGTGGATTATTAAAATAACTTTTATCTATGTATAGAGGATATGAAATATTATCATCATTTTTGAAACATATTGTTGAACTTATAGGCATATTATAATTATCATAATGAGGAATACAATCACTATTTTCATTATACTTCATACTAAAACCTAAAAAATTAGTTAATTTTTTATTTAACATTAAACTATAAGCTGGTTTAAGTGTGTTTAAAAACATTTTTATTATTTCATTGCAAGAACTATCATTATGTTCTCTATAAAATTGTCTTTTATCATTTAATGCATTTGAATCGTTAAAAGTAATTTTATTACTTAAATATTTTTTAATTTCATCTGTTAAAATATTTTTAACTAATACATAATCATTTTGTTCAAAAAATGACGCTATATCATATAATTCATTTTTGTCAAGTTCTCTAAATATTTGTATATCATCAAATTTGACGGATTCCATATTTATATATAGATATAAAAAAATATTTTTTTATGAACTTAATTAAAGAAATATAATATTAATGTATATAAATGAAACAAAATGTTATAATATGGGCTAATTGTCAAGGTGGTCCATTACATTATATGTTACACAAATATTATTCTGATAAATTTAATATTTATAGATTTTTAAACTTTGAATACATAAAAAATGCAAATCTAATGCCCGAAGAATTTAAAAAGTGTGATATTTTTATTTATCAAAATTATTCTGATAAACCAGGTAGTGTATATGATTTATCATATATATTGAATTATGTGTTAAAAAAAGAATGTATACAAATATCATTTCCTTACTTAACATTTAATGCTATTTTTTGTTATAATTGTTTAAATCCAAAAAACGCAAAAACAATAAGCAATAAATATCCACATGGGAGTTTTTTTTCGGTGTAGGTGTTCTTAGAAAATATATGGAAAATATTGATATAAAAACAATTACAAATAAAGAAGAGTTTATTAATAGTATTATTGATAAATTTTTGAATGAAGAAGTATCTCAAGAAGTAATACAAAGTTATTATAACAATTCGTTTGCTTATTTAGAAAATAAAATTTTAAAATCTAGTATTCCTAATATTTTTGACTTTATTAAAAATAATTTCACAAAAATACGTCTATTTCATAATATGAATCATCCTACTGGTGTATTATTAAATGAAGTTGTTAAAGAAATATTTAAATTAATGGATTTGCAGTATGATAATAGATATGAGGATGAAAATATAGATATGTTAAATAAAATTTTGAATGATTTGGTTATGCCTATTTTACCTTCAGTTAAAAAATATTATAACTTGAATTTTCAGGATGAATGTTCGTCATGGTATAATAGTAATATAAAAGATACTAAAACATTTATATATTATTATATTAATGATTTATATTTAGAGCCTAATTAAATTTTATTATTCTCATATATAATATAATGAAAATAGAAACTTATTTTGATCATACATATAAACCAGTATTTGAAGATATTTTATTTATGTATTTTGTTCCATTATCAACATTACCATCACAACATTCTTCCTCTATAAATGATGTATTTTCTTATTATATTTTAGATGATCAACAAACATACAATCTAAACTCGTGGCCATTTTTATTTTATAATAAAACAGAAATAGAAAATACAGTAGTTGATATAAATGATAAACAATTATTTGAAATAAATGAAAGTGTTTTTTTATTAAAATATGAAGTAAAAAATCCAGGACATACATTAATGAATATACTTTACCAAATTCAATATTATTTTTTAGCTAATTTTAAATGTAAAATAGTTGTTCCAATAGAATTATTAGAAATAAGTATTTTTATAGAAAGTATAATATATTTATTTTTTAATAAAGACGATCTAATAATTATAAATTCAAAATTATTATATAAAATAAAAAAAATATATTTTAATTTAACATGCGGATATACACAACCCCATGGTAATATAGAGTTTGATATTTATAATTTAAAAATAAAAAACATTAATTTAAATGATGATATAGGTTGTATAAGTTATATAAATAAAGAGTTAATATACGATAAAAGCGCAATAGAACATTTTTTGTGTAATAAAATAAAATTATATTTTGATGCAAATAGGTTTATTCAACCTATTAAATATAAAAAATTATGTTTAATAAAAAATACAGATAATATAAAAGATTGTCATATAAATATAAATTATAGTTTAAGCAGATCATATGACACATCATATATAAATTTTTTTAAAGAAAATGAATTTAATATTTTAAATCCAGGCAATTATAATGTTTTTGATTTATTTTATTTATTAAATAATTGTGAATTATTAGTATTATCGTGGGGATGTATGTCTTATATGAATAAATTAATTATTAATAATCCAAATGTAAAAACATTAATAATTTCTCATGTTGGTTATACACATGAATTTAAATTTTTACCATTTTGTTCTCAAGTACAGCCTTGTAAAAATGTTAAATTAATTTATAATCTTAAAAGCGAATTAGATGAAAGTTCAAAAATTTTAATTAAACATGAATTAGATTTATTAGAAAAAATAATTATTGATTAAAAATAATTTATTTATAAAATAAATTTTATATTTTTGACTTATATAACAATTAACTTTTTATTGCTCATATATTTTAATAATATATATGTAAATATAATATAATATAATATATTATATTAAATAAAATATAATATAAAATATAATTATATTATATTTATTATGTATGCAACTAATAAATTAGTAGATAATATGTTAATTTCTAATCAAGATAAAATAATATTAAAACAAGCGGCAATAAATAATAATTATAATTTACTAAAACAATTATCTTTTTATTCACATAAAGGAAAAACTATGTATTTAAATGAATATGAGTATGAGTATATAGAAGGAGATATATATGTAACTACAATACATATAATAGGAGGCGGTGGAATATTTCAAATATTTTTAGATGAAGACAAAAAAATTATATTTAATTCTAGATGGTGGTTTAATAATGGAAAAGGTATACCATCACTAATTAATCATTTGAACATATTTATGAATCATGTATATAATAAGTTACAATTAAATGATATACCAAATATTGGTAAGGATATTATTGCTATTCAAGCGTGGTTTAACACATATGGACATTATTTGGATGAAATGTTTGTTTTATCTGACTTTTATAATAATTTAAATAAAACACATTTTAAAATTATGAGAGAATATGATACCACAAAACAAGAAAATAATAATTATAAATATATTAGTGATTTACTTTTTGAAAATAATTATATAAATCCATATACATTTAATGCACCTATATTAAAATTTAATAATTTATTTTTAATAAAACACTCGATTATAATGAATACATTTCACAGTTTTCCAATAAATGTAAAAAATATGTTAATTAATAAGTTATGTTTAAATACACAAGTACAAGTTAATGAAAATAATTTTTCAAAAATATTTATAACTAGAAGTATCGCAAAACATATGCCTAGAAATTTACATAACCAAATAGAAATTGAAGATTTTTTTAAAACTAAGTTATTTAATGTTCTAAATCCTGAAAATATTGAATTTAAAGATTTTATTAATATTCTACAAAAAGCAAATGTAATTATAATAACATGGGGTAGTGCATTAACTAATTTAATTTTTTGTAATCCAGGAACAAAAGTTATAATATTAAAATCACAAAGTTATGAAAATGAATCAATAGTGTTATTCAATAAAATAATTCAAAATAATTCATTAATTGTTAAAGTTATTTTACATAAAAATAATGAAATTGATTTAAATGAACTAAATGAAACAATACAATTATTATAAACTTTAAATACTACCATATATATTAATAAAATTTTCTAGTGATTTTTTTAATTTTATTAGTTCACCATCATCATTATCATTTTTAATTAACATTTCAAGATTAATATTTTTATTATAATTTATATTTGATAATATTTTTTTAAAATCTATGTGCTTTTGTGTTATATTTGAAAAATCCAACATATTTTCTTGAGAAATATCAATATTATATATTACATCTTTATACATGTACATATCTGTTAAATTATCATTTTCCATTATAGCATTACCAATATCTACCATCATTTTAATATTTTTATGATTAATTTGTTTTACAATATCACCTACTTCTTTTATTTTGTTTAAATAATTACATCCGTATTTTTTACTATTAGGTTCTAAACATATAGTTAAGTTATTATCACCAATATATTCACCAACTCTTTTAAAAAAATTACAAAATATTTCATCATTATTATTATTATTAATATCTAATATTTGTCTATTTTTAGGACAGCCAAATACAAATACTTTTACATTATTAAGTATTCCAAAATTAATCATTTTTTTCATGTGATTAAAAAAACTATCTGAAGTATCAATATCAAAAATATTTAAATTATTTAATCCATAAGATATTGATTGAAATGAATAAACAGAAATATTATTTTTATTAAATTGTTCAAAATTTAATTCTTGTAAATTATCCCAATTTTTTATTAATGTTGTAGGTGCTATTTGAATATTTTGAATACCAAATAATTTTAATATACAAGAAAATTGAAAATTAGATATATCTTTTACACAAATATTTGACACAACTAATTTACTTTTATCAATGTTATTCTGTTTTAAAAATAAACGAATATTATGTAAAACAGACTCTTTATTACGAATATATCCTGAAATTTGTGAATTAAATAATTTATGATATTTTGTTTTTGTATTATACTTCAAATTTGAATTATTATTAAAATTTTCTACGGGATAATCAAATAATTTAATAATTTCAAATGTAGATATAGGTTCTGTAAATAAATTACATATATCAATATTTTGTTTAATAATTATATCAATATCATTTTTTAACCAATTTAAATCATACCATTGAAAATAAGTTGATGTTGAAATATTTTGTATGTTATTATTAGTTATTAAATCATAAATTATATTTTTTTTTAATCCTTTACCAAATAATGCAGGTAATCTTATAATATGATAGTTAGTGAAATTTTTTTGTATAAAATCTTCAAACATATATCTATTTATACCATATGTGTGATTATTTAAAATATCACATTTATAATCTTCAGTATATTCTAAATCTGTATATTCATATACATCAATTGTACTTATTAAAATAATTTTTTTTGCCTTTATTGTTTTTAAAATTTGTTTTATGTTATTAATAGTGGATGTATCATATTCAGGATATTTATTTGCATACCATTTTACTGCTGGTACTCCACAAAAAAACAATTCATCAAACTCTAAATTAGCTGCTTCATGAAAATTTGAACTATTATAAAAATAATCAAACTTATAAAATTGTAATAAATTTGAACCAACAAAACCTGTATATCCTACAATTGCACGAGACATGTATGTATAATTATATTTTAAAATATATTTTAAAATATAACTAATAATATTTTATATAAAAAAGTAATTTTTTAATTTAAAAATCGTTCTACTCTAAATTCAAATACATAATCAGGAATTATTTTATTTATAAAATTATTGTTATATGGTGTTTTTATTAAATATATTTCATAAAACATTTCTAAATACAATGGTATTATATTTAATAAAAAACTATCATAAAATATTAACACTTTTATTTTTGAAAAATTTTCATTATTATTTTTTTTATATATAATATAGTTTGAAATAATTAACCAATGTACATGTTCATTTTTGTTATCTAGTTCTAAGGTTTTATCAATTAAATTATAATCTAAAAATCGTATATCTTTATTATCTTTAATTTTGTATACATTATAAAAATTAATAATATCATTTGTATAATAATAGGTATCATTAATATTATTTAATTTTTGATTTCCTAAATTAGATACCCATGTTAAATCACCAATAGCTGCAGGTAAAGTATTTAATATACAATTTTTAGATAATATATTAATTTGTTTTGGATTAATACTTAAATTAAATAAATTATTTATTTTTTCTACAAAATTTAAATAAACCATATAATTTCCTTTTAAATTAATATGAGTATCAGTTTTATAAAAGATATCAGATTCATGTTGTAAAAAATCATAAGTATCAAGTACTTTATTTTGTAATTTATCTAAATATATTTCAACTGCAGGTCTATACTTAGCTATAAAATTATCAGGTAGATATTGTTTGTAATATATTGATTTATCTGGATAAATTATTAATAAATAATTTTTAAATGTATATTTACTTAATGTTTTATCACATACTAAATTTAAATTATTACAATGTACTTCTAATTCTTTAGATGTATCATTATTTAAAAATAAATACTCATCTTTTCCTATTAATGTTTTATTCATATATAATAAAAATATTTTTAAATTTAAATATAAATTTAAAAATATTTTTATTATATATGACAACAGATATTCCTTCTGATTTTAATTGGAAAGATTATATTGAATTAAATGAAGATTTATCTACTTTAATAACTACTGAAAAACAAGCTAAATCACATTATGAAATGCAAGGATATTTAGAAAAT